AGGGGTTTCGGAGCGCAAATTATTCCTAGGCACAGCTGTAAAAAGTTGTTTTGCTATTTGTAAAAACAGACCTACCCTTACCCGTAAAAACGAAAAACCGGCCATCATACCACGAAAAACACACACCGCCCTACAAGTAACGCTACACTTAGAAACATGGCATTGATCTCAAAAGCAGACGCTGCACGAGCCCTAGGCGTTACTAAGGAAGCGGTCTACGCAGCAATTCGTACAAACCGTCTATCTGTAGTACGCACAGGAGACGGCCGAGAACTCATCAACTCCTCCACCATGCGCGAGGAGTGGCAGCGCAACACCCAAAAACGCATCGGTCGAGGCCCCAAACCCCCTGCAGGAACTGTGGAACGCACTCCCCTTCGCCCCGGCGAGCTAACCCCCACGCAACGCCGCGCCGAGGCGCAGCCCCCCTCTTCTGCCTCCTCTGACCTCGCCCGCACCGCCGAACACATCCCCGACTACGAGGAATCCCGAGCCCGTACAGAACACCTAAAAGCAGAGCTATTAGAGCTAGATCGCAAACAAAAAGAGCAAATTCTTGTAAAAGCCGAGGATATTGAATCAAAATGGGTAGAAATTATTACTTTAGCTCGCACTAAGATTTTGGGCATCCCAACCAAAGCCAAGCAGCGCATCCCAGACCTAGACACAGACGCAATCACAGTCTTAGACGACATCGTAAGAGAAACCTTAGAAGACTTATCCACTACTGCCACCGACTAAGCCACCACGTAAGCCACTAAACAATGCAGTCTGCCCCTCTGCCCACCCTCACCCGCCTAGAGCGCGCTGCCTACAGCGCCTTCAAACCTCCACGCCGCCTAACACTCAGCGAATGGGCAGATACCTACGCCTACCTCAGCTCCGAAAGTAGTGCCGAGGGCGGGCGCTGGCATACCCTCCCCTACCAGAAAGGCATCATGGATGCCATCAGTGATCCGCTAATTGAACAAATATCGCTAATGAAGTCAGCCCGTGTGGGCTACAGCAAAATTCTAAACCACGTAATTGCTTACCACATACACCAGGATCCTTGCCCATTAATGCTTGTACAGCCCACCATTGAAGATGCGCAGGGCTATTCCAAGGAAGAGATTGCGCCAATGCTGCGCGATACCCCATGCCTAGCCGGTCTCGTCAGTGACGCCAAAGCCAAGGATGGCGCCAACACGATCCTTCAGAAGCAATTTCCTGGGGGAACACTAAGCCTTGTCGGCGCCAACTCCCCACGAGGCTTCCGCCGTGTTAGCCGCCGCGTCGTCCTCTTCGACGAAACGGACGGCTATCCCCCATCAGCCGGTACCGAAGGCGACCAAATCAAACTCGGCATCCGCCGAACCGAGTATTACTGGAACCGCAAAATCGTCGCCGGCTCCACCCCCACAATCAAAGACTTCAGCCGCATCGAGCGCCTCTTCGCTCAAGGAGATCAACGCCGCTACTTCGTGCCCTGCCCCCACTGCAATCACATGCAGTACCTGCGCTGGTCACAGATGACCTGGAGCGACAACGACCCCTCCACCGCCGCCTACAAATGCGAATCCTGCAACGAACTCATCCCCCACTCTAAGAAGCGTTGGATGGTAGAACGCGGCGAATGGCGCCCCACAGTTCCCGGCAACGGCAAGCACGTAAGTTTCCATATATGGGCCGCCTATTCTTACTCGCCAAATGCCACCTGGTCAAATTTAGTTGAAGAATTCTTAGAATCCAAGAACGACGCCGAGCAACTAAAAACCTTCGTAAATACCGTCCTAGGCGAGGTTTGGGAAGACGAATACGCTTCCAAGGTTGGCGCCACCTCCTTGCTGGAACGCGCCGCCAAGGAAACCTACGAACCTCTCATCATCCCCTCGTCCGCCCTGGCGCTCACTATCGGCTGCGACTGCCAGGACGACCGCCTAAGCCTCAGCGTGTGGGCATGGGGACGCGAAGAGGAGGCGTGGCTCATCGACCGCAGCAAGCTCTACGGCGACCCCTCCCGCCCCGACGTATGGAAACAACTCGACGAAGTGCTAAGCCGACCGTTCTTGAGTGAAGACGGCATCGACTTACGTGTAAGTGTGTGCGCAATCGACTCTGGCGGCCACCACACCGCCACGGTCTACGCCTACGCCCGCGACCGTGCCGCCCAGGGCGTCATCGCCATCAAAGGCATGTCCACTAAGGGGAAGCCGCCGATCGGCAAGGCCAGCAAGGTAGACCTCAACCACAAAGGCCAAACCTTACGCAAAGGCGCCCAAGTGTTCCCCGTAGGCTCCGACGCCATCAAATCGCTGCTGTTCGGCCGTCTAAAGCACAACGATCCCGGTCCCGGCTACCTCCACTTCCACGCCAAAACCCCCCTCGACTACTTCGAGGAACTCACCGCCGAAAAGCAGGTAATGCGCTACAAAAACGGTTACCCCCAACGTGTCTGGGTAAAAAAGAGCAGCCAGCCCAACGAGGCCCTCGACGAACTCGTGTACGCCTACGCCTCCCTGCACCGCCTCTACCAGCTCTACGACCGCCGCACCATCTGGGACCAGCTAGAGCGCAAACTCCGCCCCAGCTCCGACGACACTCCACCCCCCACGCCACGCACCGCCGCCGCCTTCAACGTCCTAGGCCGCTAAGCTGCGGCGCCGCCTAGCCGCCCCGCGACTTACAAAAACAACGCACCCCAAACCATCTAGACTTAGGCGAAATGCGTGCCGGAAATGGCATTTCCACAAGAAATATACACAGGAGATGCTGTAACCTGGACAGATACGCTCGCCCCTACAGCCGCTTCCTATACCTATTATTTTCGCACTAACGCTGCATCCGGAGCCACAGTGTCCGGCACCCTAAGCAACGGCATTTGGACTTTTACATTACCTGCAGCAACTACAGCAGGATTTAGCACAGGCGCGTGGTTCTACCAAGCAGTAAGTACCACAGCAGGCGCCCCTAAGACAGAGCGCACCGGCGAATTCACCGTCTCCACCTCGCTGTCCTATGCCGGCTCCCCCACTGCCCTCGATCTGCGTAGCCAAGCCCAAAAGGACTTAGAAGCAGTTGAAGCGGCGATCCGGGCCCTCGTCGGAGGGGCACAGGAATACAGGATCGGGACTGCTACCGGTGGTCGGATGGTGAAGAGGGCCGACCTCGCTCAGCTGATCGCCTGGCGTGATCGCCTCAAGGCCGACGTGGCCCGCGAACAGCTCGCTGAGAACGTCGTCAATGGCAAAGGCGACGGCCGCTCCCTCTACGTTCGCTTCACCTAAGCCGCCATGGGCCTCCGCACCTGGATCCGCAACCAATTTCAAGCCGTCCGCCACGGACGCCGCGCCTACGACGCCGCCCGCTGGAACCGCTTTACTGCCGACTTCCTGGCCTCCGGTAATAGCGCCGACGCCGAGATCCGTGGCAGCCTCAAAACGCTGCGCAACCGCAGCCGCGCACTGGTCCGTGACAACCCCTACGCCCGCCAAGCCAAACGCACCACCCAGATCAACGTCATCGGCGCACGCGGCATCCAAATGCAGCCCCAAGTGCTGCGCCCTGACGGCAGCGAAAAGGACGAGCGCCGCAACGCTGCCCTCCTCGCCTACTGGAACCGTTGGTGCCGTGCTGATTCCTGCGACGTAACAGGTCGCCTCAGCTTCCACGGAATCGAACTCAGCATCACAGGAGCCCTCCCCGAGTCCGGCGAGATCGGCATCCGCTTGGTCCGCCAAGCCATGGGCCGCAGCAAAGTCCCCCTAAGTCTCGAACTAATTGAATCGGATCAGATCGACGACGAGTACACCGGCGTAAGTGATCGCCCTAAGCATTATTGGCGTATGGGCGTTGAACTAAATGAATGGGGTAGGCCAACCCGCTACGCAATTTTGCGTAAGCATCCCGGCGACGTTGAATTTGCCAACCCTGTAGAGGCCGGCGCTAAGCACCTGTTTATCGACGCAGCCGACTTCATCCACGTCTACCTCCCCGAGCGGGTAGGCCAGACACGAGGCGTACCTTGGTTCGCCCCCGTCATCACGACCTCCTGGAACCTCGGCAAGTACGAAGAGGCTCATTGGACCCGTAAGCGCGTCCAAGCCAACAGCCTGGGCTGGATCCAAACACCCGAGCCCGAAACGTTCGGCAGCACAAATCCCGACGGCACCCCGGCCCTCGAAGATAGCAAGCGCCTCTGGAACACCGAACCCGGCAGCTACAACTTCCTCCTCCCCGGCGAAACTGCAATCCCCCCTGACTTCGGACCCGACGACGGTCAGTACGAAGCCGTTGTTCGCACCCTCGCCCGCCGCTTTGCCGCCGGCTACGGATGCTCCTACGAAACACTCAGCCGCGATTTTTCGGACACAAATTACAGCTCCTCCAGGCTTAGCATTTTGGAGGATCGTGATCACTGGCGCGTCATCCAATCAGTACTAATCCAACAAGTACATCAGCGTGTATTCGAGGAGTGGCTCATGGCCGCCGCACTCACCGAGCTGCCTATGCCAATGTTCTCCGACATCTGGACTCGCCCGGAGCGCTACAACTCCCCGCACTGGCAAGCCCGCGCTTGGAGCTGGGTTGACCCCGCCAAGGAGATGAAGGCCATGGAAATGAGCCGCGCCCTTCAGCTTCAAACTCACGCCGAGCAGATCATGGAGTATACCGGAAACGACTTCATGAACACCATGACAACCATCAGCAAGGAAAACGAAATCAAACAGCAGCTCGGCCTAAGCGGCGGTGCCCTCGCGTCCGCCGAGGCCTCCACTAACACTCCCAGCCGCGACATCGAACCCCTCTACCTAGAGGGCGAGGATGAGCCCCTCAAGCTCCGTACCGACCTAAGCGCTGCCGCCAAGCGCCCTAAGTAGCGCGCCTCCGCCCCACTACCCCCTCCCTCCTATGGCCAACATCAACGGCACCGAAATCGACCTGATGCCTACCGAAGGTATGCGGGAAGAGGCCGAGCGCTACCGTGCTTGGAAGCGCGAGGGCCGTGCAGGCGGAACCAGCGTGGCTGCCCGCCGCGCCACCCAAATCCTCAGCGGTAACGAGCTGAGCCCCTCGACCGTCATCACGATGTCCGCTTGGTTCGCCCGCCACGAGGTAGACAAGCAAGGCGAAGGCTACTCACCCGACAGCCCCGCCTACCCATCCCCCGGTCGCGTCGCTTGGGCCGCTTGGGGCGGCGATCCCGGGCAGACCTGGGCCACCGCTAAGGCTAAAACGATTAAAAACGCTTCCGATAGACTCCACAACACAGCAGGCACTACAGATATGAGCGCCCGGCCCACTGAAGCACGCGAACTGACCCCGGACCTCACGGCTTCTCAGGTCGCCCTATACGAAGCCCTAGAGGAAATCGTCGATGAACTTGGCCAGTTTGATCAAGGTATCGGTGCTCACGGCGCTCACTACATGCCTGCTAGCCCCTTCGCCAACGAAGGAATGCAGTGCTCCAACTGCATCTTCTACGCCGGTCCCCGCGCTTGTGAAGTCGTCTCTGGTGACATCGCCCCAGAAGGCGCCTGCAAATTCTGGATCATTCCCGAGCAACTGCTCAGCACCGAAGCCTCCGCCTCCTCCGACGGACGTGCCCTGGCTGATCCCGACGCCGTTCGTGCCGCTGCTGGTTCCGTGCGTGCCGCCGCCGGCGAACTTAGTGAAGGTGATTTTGTTGCATGGCAGTCCAGCGGCGGAACCGCCCGGGGCCGCATTGAACACATCATGCGCACTGGCACACTCGGCGTTCCGGGCAGCGATTTCAGCATCGACGCCTCTTCTGATGACCCCGCCGCCCTCATCCGCATCTACCGCCCTAAGCAGGACGGTTGGGCCGAAACCGAAACTCTCGTAGGCCATAAGTTTTCAACGCTGCGCAAAATCGACGCCCTCAAGGCACCATCCAGCGATAGTGAGGACGACCGCACCGCCGAGCAGCGCCCTTACCCCAACGAACACGCCGCTCGCCTCCTCGATCCCGCGCAGTTCGACCGTTTCCGCCGCAAAAACAACGACTTCGCCCAAGGCATCGACTCCATCTACGGCATCAAAGGCGACAACCCCCTCAAACTCCAGGCTCTCCGCTTCGACGCCGCCCGCTTCACTCCCGCCGAAGCCAAGAAGTGGCTAAGCGATCACGACTTCACGCCCGTCTCCTTCGAGCCCGCCACCGGCAAAGCCATGCAGGACCGCCTCGACATCAAAGCCATCAATAAAGAGGTGCTTAGGCGCGAAGCACCGCAGGGCCTCCGCGTAGAAGAGTCCACCGACGCCGGCCTCACCTTCAGCTTCAGCTCTGAGGCTCCGGTCGAACGCTGGTGGGGCCGTGAAGTGCTGATGCACGACGACGGCGCAATGGATCTAGCCCGCATGAACGATGGCGGCCCCTGGCTCTGGAACCACAACCGTGATGTCGTACTCGGTGTAGCAGAGAAAGCTTGGCTCGGCAGCGACCGCCGCCTCTACGTCAAAACAAAATGGAGCCCAAATACCACCGAAAAAGGGACCGAAGAATACAAGCGCCGTCAAGACATCGAAGCCGGTATCGTCCGCAACGTATCCTTTGCTTACGAAATTAACGACGTGCGTGAAGCACAAAATGGCGATATGCAAGTCGTCAAATGGAACGTTCTGGAGGTCTCCTCCGTGAGCGTCCCTGCCGACCAAACCGTGGGCCTAGGACGTTCACATCAAGAAACCAATCCAGATCCCCAACCACTTACAACAGAAAAGACAATCCAAGCATCGACCCCTACACTTGGAACTAAGCAGACCGCCGAGCGCGGACCTGACTCCACCCAAACTCCTCCATCCATGGAACAAACCATCAATGTTCAGGAGGTCGAAGCCGCCGCTCGGCAGTCCGAGCGTGAGCGGGTTGCGACCATCCGCGCCATGTGCGACCAACACCAAGTCGGTGCTGATCTGGCTGAGCGCCTGATCAACGACGACGCCACCATCGACCAAGCTCGTGAAGCCGTGCTGACTCAACTGGGACGTACCCGCGTGGAAATCCAAGGCCGCATCCACGACGACAACTCCACCTCCCTCGGTCTGACCGACAAGGAGACCCGTAGCTTCTCCTTCGTCCGCGCCCTTAACTACCTCGTCAACCCTGGCGACCGCGCTGCCCGCGAAGCCGCTGCTTTCGAGATCGAAGTTGGTAAGGCCGCCGCTGCCAAGTACGAGCGCTCCTCCAACGGTATCGTCATCCCGAACGAAGTGCTGCGCCGCGACCTCGTGGTGGGCACCTCCACCGCCGGTGGCAACCTCGTCTCCACCGATCTGCTGAGCGGCAGCTTCATCGACCTGCTGCGCAATCGCATGGCGATGATGCAGGCCGGCGTGACCATGCTGAGTGGCCTCCAGGGCAACGTCAGCATCCCCCGCCAAACCTCTGCCGCCACCGCCTATTGGGTCGGTGAGTCCGGTTCGCCCACCGAGAGCCAGCAGGCTATCGACCAGGTGAACATGACGCCTAAGACCGTGGGCGCCTTCGTGGACTACAGCCGCCGTCTGCTGCTCCAGTCCAGCATTGACGTGGAGTCGATGATCCGCTCTGACCTCGCCAAGGTCATCGCCCTGGAACTGGACCGCGCAGCCATCTACGGCACCGGCAGCACCAATCAGCCCCTGGGCCTGGTGAACACCACCGGCATCGGCAGCCAGACCATCACCACCTACGGTACTTTTGCCGAGTACATCGGCATGGAGACCGATGTGGCGAGCGCTAACGCTGATGCAGGCGCCCTGCGCTACATCATCAACGCCGCCGCCCGTGGCGCTCTGAAGAGCACTGAGAAATCCACCACCTCGACTGCTCAGTTCGTCTACGCCGACGACCAGATCAACGGCTACCCCGTGATCGTGAGCAACCAGCTGCAGAGCAACGACGCCCTGTTCGGAGACTTCAGCCAGTTCATCGTGGGCATGTGGTCCGGCCTCGATCTTACCGTAGATCCCTACGCCGGCTCCACCGCTGGCACGGTGCGCATCATCGCCCTCCAGGACGTTGATTTCGCCGTCAAGCAGCCTGGCGCCTTCTGCTACGGCACCTGATCCAGATGAAGATCGAGATTCTTCGCTCGGTCGTGATCTCAGGGGAGCCAGTCCAGGCTGGCTCCATCCTTGAGGTCAGCGATGCCGACGCCAATCTCCTGATTGGCATGAACAAGGCTCAGCTTGCCCCCGCCGAGCCGGAACCAGAGCCCGCCCCTCAGCCCGTATGCGAGGTTTCCAAGCGCGGTCGCAAGCCTCAACCCACCCCCGATTCTGAGGAGAACTGATCATGACCATCCTCCGTCAGGCACTGGACAAGCTCCAGCTGACCTCTTTTCATCCCACGGCTGCCCGTCCGGTTACAGGTAACGGCGCCGCTGTTGACGTTCAAACCCTGGACGGCGACATCTTTCTGATCCTGGACTCGGCCGCCGGTACCGGCACCGCCCCGACTCTGGACATTAAGGTGCAGTCCTCTGACACCTCCGGCGGTACATTCACCGACATCACCGGCGCTGTCTTTACTCAAGTCACAGGTACTGCTGCTCAGCAGGCGATCACTATCTCCAAGGACGAAGCTCGCCGCTGGATCCGTATCGTCTACACCGTGGGCGGTAGCAACCCCTCCTTCACCTTCTCGGTGAACGGCGTGGGCGTGAAGAAGTACGGCTAAGCTGCTGTACAGCCTGGCTGCGTGGTGTTCGTGCCATGCAGCCTAACCACTCTGCACTTACGCACTGATCAGCGAGGCTATCATGCCATTCGGATACGACAGCAGTTTTGCACCCCTCCGACCGTGCTGGATGGCTGGCACGTGAACTACGTGGGTGAGCTGCCGGATGGGTGGGAGCAGTACGTGGTAAGCCCTGAGCAGCCGGTGCGGGTGTTTGCGTCATGATCACCGAAGACACCGGCCTCTACTTAGCCGACTTCGGCGTAAGCGTCGTGGCAGGCGCCGCATCCGGCCTGGGCATCCTAGACATGCCCAGCGAACTAATTGTCGATGGCCAAGTAATCAGCACCGAATACACACTTACTTGCGAATCCGCTAAGTTTGGCGACCTACTCTACGGCTCAAAACTTACCGTAAACGGTGCCGCCTACACAGTACGCGCCAACGTCCTAATTAGCGACGGGGTGTTCACGCAACTCTCCTTACAGCGCGACCTAGAAACCACGCACACCACCTCCACCACACCGCTTAGCGCTAATGGTGCTGCGGCCTCGATCGACGACCTCGGCTTGGATCAGCTCGATCCGCTAATCAGCGGTGGTACTGCCTCCACCACTTACATTGATGGCAACGACATCAGTGGGGGTACAGCATGAGCACCACCGCCCAGATCCAACTGCGCACAGACACCGCCGCAGCCTGGACTGCCGCCAACCCTACGCTCCTCTCCGGTGAGCTGGGCATCGAGTCCGACACCCGCAGAATCAAAGTCGGCACCGGCTCAACAGCCTGGACCGCCCTCCCCTACATCTTCGCTGACACCGACCTGGTACGCGGCCAGGCCAGCAAGATGGACGCCGGCACCATCACGATCACCACCCAAGGCGTCTACGTCACCACGGGACTTACCGGCATCTTCGACACCGCATCCACAAGCGGCATGGCGCTCGGCACCACCGACACCTTCGCCATAAAGAACACAAGCGGTGCTACTCGTCTAATGCAAATTTACGGTAGCATCGACGCCAAGACCGTAAGCGGTAATAACAAAGTCCTAGGCATCAAGCTGGCCAAGAACGGCACTGCCATAGACCAAACGGAGTGCCGCGCTTTCACCGGCTCCGCTGGCGACGAAGCCAAACTCGTCACCAACTGGATGATCAGCATGGCTTCCGGCGATGAAGTGGCGCTGCGAATCGCCAACCACAGCGGCACCGAGAACCTCAGCTTTGGTCGCGGCCGTCTCGTCGCCACTGAGGTGCGCTAATGACAACCAAGCGCGAACAAATCCTTAGCGCCGTGCGGACCACGCTCGTCGGCACCGTCGGCGTAGGTACCCGCATCTACCGCAGCCGCGTAGAGCCCGTAGCCCGCGCCGAGAGCCCCGCCCTCATCGTCGAGCCCATAAACGATGTGCCCACACAAAACACATCGCTGCCCACACTCGACCACGTATTAAACATGCGTGTTGTTGTGATTGTACGTGACAACACTCCCGATCAAGCAGCAGACCCCGTTGTTGAGTCGCTCCACAGCAAACTCATGGCCGATCTAACCCTAGGCGGCCTCTGCATCGACGTACAGCCCGGTCCCACCGAATTCACTCTTGAATCCGCCGACGTACCCGTAGGCGTAATTTTTTGCAATTTTCGTATTCTCTATCGCACATCCGTCACCGATCTAAGCACCTAACCTCCCCGCACCCCTTAATCCTTACAACCCCCTCCACGTAGGCTTAGGTCTGCATACCACGGGCAGGAGGGTAAACCTCCTAGGCACACATGGCACTTACTCGCAAGCGTCTAATCCTCGTAAAGAAGGAGAGCACCTACGGCACCGATAGCTCGCCGGCAGGCACCGACGCGCTGCTGGTGCGCAACCTTGACATCACCCCCATCGAAGCCGATCTCGTTAGCCGAGACCTGATCCGTCCTTACCTCGGCAACAGCCCCCAGCTGCTCGCCAATAGCCGCGTAAGCATCACGTTCCAAGTGGAACTCGCCGGCTCTGGCACCGCTGGGACCGCTCCTCGCTTCGGTAGCATTCTCCAAGCGTGCGGCATGAGCGAGACGATCGTCGCTACCACCAGCGTCACCTACGCCCCAGTCAGCGCTACCTTCGCCAGCGCCACGATCTACTTCAACAACGACGGCGTGCTGCACAAAGCCACTGGCTGCCGTGGCACCTTCACGCTGAACGCTGCTGTGGGCGAGATCCCCACCATCGACTTCACGATGACCGGCGTGTACAACGCTCCCACCGACACCGCCGCCCCTGCCGTCACCTACAGCGCCCAAGCCAGCCCCCTGGTCTTCAAGCAGGGCAACACCTCGGCGTTCCAGTTCTTCTCCTACGCTGGCTGCCTCCAGTCCGTCACCTTCGACATTGCCGTCAGCACCGTCTACCGCGAACTGGTCGGCTGCACCAAGGAAGTCATCATCACTGACCGTAAGCCTGCCGGTACGGTCATGATCGAAGCTCCCACCCTGGCCACCAAGGACTACTTCAACCTTGCCCAGACCGAGACGACCGGCAACCTGACCTTCCTGCACGGCACCACCGCCGGTAACCGTGTCACCTTCACCGCCGCTCAGTGCGACATCAGCAACCCCTCCTACGGCGATCAAGACGGTGTGCAGATGCTGAACATCCCCTACCTCGCCGTTCCCACCACCGCCGGTAATGACGAGGTAAGCCTCGCGTTCACCTAAGCTGCGGCGCCTACACGCTGCGTCGCTCTCTGCCCCCTTACTCCACGCACTTATGGCCCGGATCAGCACACCCCCCACCCCAGACCCCCTTCCATCTGAGGGAGGCAGCTACCTACTCGACGAGCAAACAGGCAAATGGATTCTGCTGGACCGCACTCTCCCAGCTCCTCTCCCTTCTTCTAGCCCCGAACCCGCAGCCCCCACGGAACCTACTCCCCCCTCTCCTGCTCCGGACTCCGCCGCCGAATAAGCCACACAGCGTATTGCAGCACCCCTTAGCCGTACTGCTCCACTTGGCAGTGCGGCTTTTTCTGCGTAAGCTACACATACACCTATCACCCCTTCCAGCTTATGGCTTTTGTGCGCAAAAAGGTCAAAACCTTCAAGTGGCCTGTAACCATTGAGGAGCCTGCAGACGGTGGCACATTTGATTCCAGCACCTTCGACATCACCTTCAAGCGCCTCGGCCGCAAGGAGTTTGGCAAACTGAGCGAAAAAGGGGACCTGCCCCTGCTCAAAGCCGTCGTGCTCGACTGGAACGGCATCACCGACGAAGACGGCGCCGATCTCTTCTTCTCCATCGACTCCCTCACCGAGTTTGCCGACGATCCCTACTGGGTGCGCGGTGTCCTGAAGGCGTACACCGAGACCTTCGACGGCGCTAAGCAGGGAAACTGAAGGGCGCGGCAGAGTTCTGGGTAAGTGGAAGTACCAAGCGCGAGGAGGACAAGACCGACGACGATGCCAAGGTCTTCGGTCTGGTTCTCCCGCAGGACCCCAAGCAGGACTCTGCCGCCATATACGAGGTCTGGGACGAGAACTGGGACATCGTAATGATGTTCCTTAGAATGCAGACGCAGTGGAACACCACCATGGCGGGCTACCTCGGTTTGAAATACGAGGTGCTGCTGATGCCAGGCGGTCTAATGGACCTATACTCAGTAGAAGATCGCCTCGGGATGCTGGAGGGCCTGCAAACCATGGAAACTGCCGCTCTCAGCGCGTTGGCTAAGGGGGAGGATAAGCGGGATGGCTAAGACTATTGAGGAGCTGATTCTAAAGCTGAAGGCCGAAGGATTCGAGAACATTGATAAACTGCGCGGCTCGTTTAGAGAGCTGAACAAGGTAACTTATGCCTCTGAATCTCAGATTAAAAGAACACGCGAAGAGTTACTCGACCTAGCCAAGCAGGCGGGTAATACTGAAACGGTAAACAAAGGACTTATTGAAGCTTTTAAGGGTCTTAAATCCCAAGTAGACGTAAACGGTAAAGCTTACGGAGAGCTTGCTGCAGAGATTACACGGATGGAATCCGTGCTGCGCGGCTCTACAGTTGCTATTGATAGGCAGCGTGCAGTTCTGCTTGAGCACGCACGCACCGGAGTTCAGAACGCTAAGTCGCTTCAGCAGCAAATAGATGGCCTGGAGCGTCTGCAGCGACAGACTCGTCCTGGATCTGCAGCCTTTCTGCAATTAGGTAAGGATATTGAGCAAGCCACTAAAAACCTAGGCCGTTTCAAAAATGAGGCTAGTGCTGCTGCAGCTACGCTCACTCAAATTCCTGCCGCATCTCTGGAAAAAATTACTGCTCAGATAGGTCGCCTAACAGGCCAGATGCAGAAGCTGAACATAAGTTCTGACGAGTTTCTTCGTTACCAACAACGCATACAACTTATTGGTACGGTTAGATCGCTTACGGAATCTCGGCAGCAGGTTCGTGCGCGTAACGCAATGTATGAAAGTCCACAGTACGCTCAGTATGCAGAAGGGCGTGCAGCTAATCTAGAATTACCTAACACAACAGCAGCACTAAGTTTAGAGCTATCCCAGCTAAGTGATCGCTTAGCAAATACAACACGAGGTACAGTAGAGTATCTTACCGTAGCCATGCAGATGGCTGGAGTACAACGCGAACTTACGAGCGTTACTCAGGGATATGCTCAGTCGCTTGTAATGGGTCTGCGCACCAATACAGTTCCTAGTAGTGCAAAGAACATTAAAGAAGCTATTACAGCCTTGCGGGCTGAAATGGAGCAACTAGATACAACAACTGCAGAAGGGTCTAGACACTACGCCGAAAACGCGAACGCCGCCAATCGCCTAGAGAAGCAGCTTAATGAGCTTGCCGGTGCATACCGTAATGTAGGCGATATGGCGACGCAGGCTGCCACAGCCGAGCAGAACGCCGCTAATAAGCGTATCCGCGATAATTACCTCAATCGAGGGATGGTACGCCAGCAGGAGGCTGCACTTGCCGAACTCGGTCAACGTGTACGCGCTGGTGTAAGCGGTACACCTCTTCTGCTTCCTGCCGCTGGGCAAACTTCAGCCCGTGGTACGGGACTGGAAATAAGCGCTGGCGAGGGTGTACGAGTGCGTAGAGGTAGGCGTGCCAGCGTCACGTACCAAACCCCTGGAGCTGAGGGAATAGTTCCTGCCTACGGCGTACAGCCTGGAGGCGGCGTCGAGCGCTTCTTCGGCAGAGGCGAACTTGGGGGTGCTAATGCCCCTGGTCGTGGGGTGACTCCGATCGGTCCTGTGATGACCCCAGATCAGGAGAGCAAAAACAGAACGCGAGTCATAACTGAAGCCTCGCAAGCATACGACATCTTAGGTAAGTCAGTGGAGCGTTCTCGGCGCCCCTTGCGTGATATTTACGTCGATATTGATAAGACTACAAAAGCGAGTAACGGCAGCGTAAATAGTCTGGAAGCGCAGATAGGCGTCTGGACCGAACTACGCAATGCCGTTGGCCGTACCGCGCCCGCTTTTGATACAGCAACTAAGAAACTGGAGCAGCTCACGGCACGACGCGAGCGTCTTACCGGGGGCCGCCGGCTTAGTGGGATGCAGCTGGCCCAGGGCGTTGGCGCAGCGCTCAGCGGTGGCATCTTCGGCGGCCCCGAAGGCCTACTCGGCGGTCTCGGCGGTTTGGCCGTGGGAGGCGTGGGAGGCGCTTTCGCCGGCGCGGCGTTTGGTGCGCAGGTCGGCATGGTACGCCAACAGATAGGCGTGTTTACCGAACAGGCAGCAGCGATAAGCAAACTGCGCATAGGACTTGCAAGCGTATCTACAGACCTAAGGGAGTTTGAGGCGTCTACAAGGGCGGTCGAAGGCGCTAGCCAGTCGCTACTTATACCACTTGCGGATACTTACAGGTACTACACACAGCTGCGGGCTTCTACTGTAGAGCTTAACTATAGCGCTAATGATACGCGACAAATCCTAGAAGGTACCGCCTCTGCCGTATTTAGAACAGGGGGAAGTCTTGCTGATGTAGATGGCGCTATGCGTGCCGTCGTACAGATTCTCAGCAAGGGAAAAGTGGCAGCTGAGGAGGTCAGGGGCCAGCTTGGTGAGCGTTTTCCCGGTGCTGTCATCAAATTCGCGCAGGCGAACAGGATGTCCGTGCAAGAACTTGATCAAGCGTTCCAAGCCGGCAGTGTAACTATTGAACAATTCATCACGTTTGCTCGTAAGAATTATAAAGACGGTGGTAAATATGCGGAAATCCTTGCTGACAGCACCGAGTACGCAGGTAGGCGTATGGAAAAGGCGCTTGAGAGTATGCGCTTAGCTGTTGGCAGAAGCCTTAAGGAAAGCGGCGCAGGCTTCCAAAACTTTGCAGCCGAAACCGCTGAATCTCTGCTCTGGCTGGGCCAGCAGCTGTATGCCTTCGGGGATGCCGCCGAACGCGCCCTTGGAGGAACCCCAAGCCCCACTGGAAATGCCAAGGAGATTGCGGAGCGCATCATCGGGGGCGGTACGACCGTAGCAGCTATCGAAGAGGCTATTCGTACATACGAAGGAAAAGTACAAGAAGCTAAGGACCGTCTTAACGCAGTAAAGACACGCAATATATTGCAATTTATCTTTGACGAGACTTTTGGACAAGGTACACCTACTCAACAACAGACAGGTAAGACTGTAGCTTCTTTTGAGTCGCGGATACAGAGCTTACGCGAAGCCCTAAAGCTTGCCGATGATTACACACGTCGCGGTAAACGAGGTGCGGGTAGTGGTAGTGGTAGTGGTAGTGAAGATCGGGCTGCGGCAGACCGCGCAAAATCGCTTTTAAGTGCTATTGAACAACGCGAAGAAGCCCTTGCACAAGCACGTATCCAGCGCGAAGAGCAGATTGCAGAGATTCGTAAGCAGGCGATCGAGCAGGCGCGTCAACTGGAACGCCAGTTTGCCGACGAGCGTACTGCAGTAGAGCGAGATATCGCTAAGAATCGCAGAGAGCTAAACGATCTACAGGCATCCGCACAGCTTTCCTTCCGTGCAGAAACTACACAAAACCCATTTCTTGTTGATGCAGAGCGCGGGATCAGCGAGATCCTCCGTAGAAGTAGAGAAGAGCGTATCCGTATTGACGCGGAGTATAGCGATAAGCAGACTCAGCGCGCTCGCCTTCTTGCAGATTTTCAGAAAAAAGTAGCCGATGACATAAATAAAGCCAACGAAACCTACGCTAGGCAGATCGGTAACATACAGCGTGAGTACGCTAAAAATGTAGCCAAGATTGTCGAAGAAGGTACGGGCGCGGCAGGTAAGCGGTTAGAGGTGTCCAGTAAAATCGCTGCTCTTTACATGCAGCGGGCTTCCTTGAATGCTGTGGTAGCACAGGCGACTGGGGTTGTTGTTTCTGAGCCGGATAAGAAAGGGGAGAATGCAGTAACTGCAGGAACTCTTCTGAACTCGCGTATTGGCGCACCTGCACAGCTACCTATCCGTAGCATTATACAAATAGACGAACAGTTACAACAATTACAGGGCCGTCTACAGCAGCTCGCTCCTAGTCTACCTGCAGCTCCCGCAGTCGGGCCTGTCCGTCCACTACCTAGATCGCAGCAAATAGATATACCAAGCCTTAGCGCCCTCGACCGCGCTACAGCTGAGCAACGTGGTACAGCAAAAAGGCTAGTAACGGAACAAGAAGCAGATGCTATTAGGAATCGCTTTATTTCCATAACAGAAGAAAGTAATAAACAGGTACAAAATTTACAGGAACAAAATGCTTTACTCAATCTACAGGCAAAATACTTAAGCACGGGCGTGAATACTGAGCTTGCCCGGCAGTTTGCACAGGAAGAGCTAAGTTACAGCAAACGTAAAGCACGTCTGGACACTGAACGCCAGGAAGCCATAAGGCAAGGATTAGATGTACAGGCAATTAACACCCTTTACGAAGGGCGCTTAAGTATATTAAACGATCAGTATAGTGTGCTTATGCGTCAAACAGAAGAACTAGACAAGCAACAGCGTCTACTACGCTTACGGCAAGATAGTGATATAGGTGCAGGCATACGCGAAGGCGCTCAGAAATACGTCGAATCCATCGGCACCATGCGCGAGGCCACGGCCCAGCTCGCCCAGACCGGCATCAAGGGTGTCGAGGACGCCATCTTCAGCCTAACTACGACGGGTAAAGCGAATTTCCAAGAATTCGCTAAGAGTATTTTGGAAAATACGGCACGTATGATTATTCAGCAGCTAATCTTGCGTAGTGTGATGCAGATTATCGGCGCCATTGGGGGTGGTCCCAAGCTTGCTACAGGGGCCGATCAAGTAAGTAGCTTCAATGCCGCTGCGGCGCAGTACATGCCCAATGCCCTAGGTAACGCCTACGCCGCCAACGGCATCCAGCCCTTCGCTATGGGCGGCATCGTCAAGCGCCCCACGATGTTTGCCTTCGCCAACGGCGGCGCCGGGCGCCTCGGCCTTATGGGCGAGGCCGGTCCAGAGGCGATCATGCCCCTCCGCCGTCTCCCCAATGGCCGCCTAGGCGTCGAGCAGGCAGGTGGAGGCGCTCCTGTTACCGTGAACGTCAGCGTTGACGCAAGCGGTACCGCAGTTCAAGGTGACGCCGGCCAAGGCGAGCAACTTGGCCGAGTAGTTGCCCAGGCAGTTCAGGCAGAATTGATTAAGCAACGCCGACCTGGCGGCCTCTTGAATAGGTAAGGTGTAATCATGGCGACATTTACCTACGTCAGTTCCTACGAGCCCACAGAGGTAAGTAAGCCTCGTGTACGCAAATTTGCATCAGGAGATGGCTACGAACAACGCATACGATTCGGTCTTAACACTAACCCCAAGGAGTGGCAGTTGGTATTTTCTAACCGCACAGACGCCGAGCGCGATCTGATCCTCGCCTTCCTAGACGCACGAGGCGGAGTAGAGAGCTTCGACTGGACTCCTCCCCGTGGGACCGCCGGTAAATACGTTTGCGACGACTGGCAGCTGACCCTTAGTAACTGCAATAATAACCAGATTAGAGCCACGTTCCGTCAGGTCTACGAACCTTAAAATTTATGGCCGTCCCTATCTCCGATCTACAGGCGATTTCCCCAAGCGCCATAATCGAGCTATTTACCCTAGAGCTAAACGCACTGCAGCATGGCGTAACAACCACATACCGCTTCCACGCGGGCACAAGCCTCAACAGCAACGGCGAGCTGGTGTGGGCAGGTAATTCCTACACACGTTTTCCCGTCGAGGCTGAAGGGTTTGCGTACGAAGGCAAGGGTTCTTTGCCTCGACCCAAGATTCGCTGCAGCAACATCCTCGGCACCATTACCTCGATCCTGTTGAGTCTTCCTGCAGGGCTTGAGGGCGCAAAGGTAACGCGGATTCGCACCCTAGCCCGGTACATCGACGCTGTGAACTTCCCCGGCGGGGTTAATCCCTACGGCACCCCGGATCCCACGGCTGAATTTCCCCGCGAGGTCTACTACGTTGATCGCAAAGCAGCCGAAACCCGCGATGTAGTGGAGTTTGAGCTGGCAGCCGCCTTTGACCTCATCGGTGTTCGAGCCCCCAAGCGCCAGTGCATCAGTAACATATGCCAGTGGGTATATCGCTCTGCCGAATGTGGATACACAGGAACCAACTATTTCAACGAAAGCGATCAGTCCGTAGCCAGTGCTGCACAGGACGTTTGCGGTAAGCGGTTAAATAGCTGTAAAGTACGGTTTGGAGCAAACGCTGAATTACCCTTCGGGTCTTTCCCTGGAGTAGGTACTTATTTCGCCTAAGCCCCTATGAACACCTCACCTACGGATCCCACACCACTTACTTGGCGCGATGCTGCACTCATGCACGCAAAAGCAGAGGATCCGCGCGAGGCGTGCGGCTTAGTGGTGGTCGTCAAAGGCCGCGAACGCTACTGGCCCTGCCGCAACCTTGCTGCCGGCACCGAACAATTCATCCTCGATCCGCAGGACTATGCCGCAGCCGAGGATGCTGGTGAGATTACAGCAGTCGTGCATAGCCATCCAGTCACACCGCCGATCCCCAGCCAAGCCGACCTTCTCGCCATTGAGCGCACGGATCTCCCCTGGTGGATCGTCAATCCAAAAACCGAGGCGTGGAGCGATGAGTTGCTTCCTTCCGGCTACAAAGCACCGCTGATTGGCCGCGAGTGGGTCTGGGGACTAAGCGATTGCTGGACGCTGGCGCGGGATTGGTACGCCGAGAACGGCTTAGATCTTCCAGATTGGGAGCGTCCGCTTACCCCTGAAGCCTTCGAGGCAGATCCTCTGTTCGATCGCTACTGGAAGGACGCGGGCTTCCGAGAACTGAACGAAGAGGAGGAACCGTTGGAGCCCGGCGACGCGGTGCTGATGAGCATCAGCGGCCTTGGCCTCAACCACGTCGGGGTGTACATCGGTGATCAGCTCGTACTGCATCACATCCGAGGCCGCCTCAGCAGCCGCGATATCTACGGGGGCTGGCTACAGAAATGCACAGGCCGCCGCCTCCGCCATTACGATGCAGAAAGGCTTGGGTTAACCTAATGCTGCGTACAATTCGCATCTACGGGCGCTTAGCTAAGTTTCTGAAGCGCCGCAAATTTGAAGCCGAAATAAGCAGCGCTGCCGAGGCGGTGCGTTTTCTAGTGACCAATTTCCCTCAGCTGGAAAAGCACATGGCTGACCAGCACTACCGTGTAAGCGTAGGAGGCTACGACCTAAGTTTCGACGAAATCCACAACCCCTCTGGTACGCAAGAAATCAAGATCATTCCCGTCGTTGCCGGTGCTGGTGCCACAGGTCGCATCCTTGCCGGAATAGGGTTAGTTGCCTTGTCCTTTTTTATTATTCCATTAGGTATTGCTGCCGCAGGTTCAGGTATTGCAACTCTTATTGGAGGTCTAGGAGCGAGCCTAGTCTTAGGTGGCGTATCCCAATTACTTACCCCTGTACCAGTCATACCGACAACGCAAACCACGGTAGATACAGCCAAAGATCCCCGCAAGTCCTACAGTTTTAGTGGAATCCAAAATACGTCTAGACAAGGGGTACCGGTGCCTATTGTCTATGGCGAAACCCTGGTGGGCTCTGTAGTGATCTCTGCAGGCATCGACACGGTACAGGTGACGGTATGACACGGATCGTCGGTGCAGGTGGTGCAGGTGGCTGTTTTCTTGGCCACACGCTGGTTCGCACACCAGACGGCCACCGCCGCATCGACGAACTGCACCCAGGCGATGCGGTACTCAGCTTCGATGATCATGGCAAGCTCCATGCTGCCAAAATCCTCAAGGTCCACGTTCATGAAGGCGAGGAGGTAGTTCGCTACAGGCTTTGGGGCGGCGCCGTACTGGACGCAACCCCCAACCATTGGGTCCTTAACCAATACAACGCTTTCGTAGAGATTGGCACGCTGGGCGGCGATGATTGCCTGGTAGATGAAAACGGGCATCTGCGGCCGATCGTAGAGCGGACAGCCCTCGGCTGCGATACCGTTTACAACCTCACCGTTGAGGGCCATCACACATTCATCGCCGGCGGCCTCCGCGTCCATAACGCCGGCCTCGGCACCGGGCTCATCGCTGGCGCGGGCGGACCAGAACCGACAAAAGGCAGTGGTGGCGGTCAGACCTACACCCCCACTGAAGCCGCCGACACCCTTGACTCCACTCAATATGCCAGTTTAATTGACCTAATTAGTGAAGGCGAAATCGAGGGACTGAAGGATAACTATAAGTCGATCTTCCTAAACAATACTCCCCTACAGAATGCCGACGGTTCCTACAACTTCTCCAACGTAACTGTATGGGCACGTAACGGCACACAAGACCAGAACTACATCCCCTCAACAGATGCAGTTGAGAACGAAGTAGCTGTAGGCGTCACGGTGTTACAAGCTACCCCAGTTGTACGCACCATCACAGATACAACTGTCGATGCAGCACGGGTAACCATTAACGTACCCGCCCTACAACGCATTACAGATCAAGGAGATATTGTAGGCAGCGTTTTTAGGCTACAAATCGCTACGCAGTATTCCGGCGGCGGTTACACAACAGTCATCGACGAAATTGTACGAGGGCGCACCGCCGACCTTTACCAGCGCACTTACCTAGTACCTCTTACCGGATCTAAGCCTGTAAACATTAAAGTTACGCGGATCACAGGCGACAGCTCAGAGCAGGATGCCCCTGGAGGTGCTTCCGCCAAAATCACAAATGCCTTCAGCTGGGCCAGCTACACAGAACTCACCTATGCCAAGCTCCGGTACCCGAACAGCGCCCTCGTAGCTCTTCGCGTTGATGCTGAGCAGTTTAACTCCATACCTACACGCTCTTACCTCATCCGTGGTATCAAAATCCGCATCCCATCAAACGCGACCGTTGATTCCGCTACCGGTCGTCTTATTTACGCCGGTATGTGGAACGGCAGCTTTGGAGCTGCCCAATGGTGTAGCGATCCCGCTTGGATCCTTTACGACCTACTTACCTCAACTCGTTACGGCTTCGGCAACCATATCAACGCCGCTCAGCTTGATAAGTGGGCCTTCTACTCCGCAAGTCAATACTGCGCGGAGTTAGTACCCAATGGCTTCGGGGGCCAAGAACCCCGCTTTTCTTGCAACGTAAACATCCAAACCCAAGAAGAAGCCTACAAACTCATCAATGACATGTGCTCGGTATTTCGAGCTATGCCGTATTGGAGCGCAGGCGCACTAACCCTAAGCCAGGATAAGCCCGGCGATACCGCTTACCTATTCACGCTTGCCAACGTCGCAGAAGAGGGATTCACCTATTCAAGCAGCAGCCTAAAAACCCGTCCAAACGTAGCTGTCGTAAGTTATATCGACTTAGAGCTGCGTGATACAGCCTATGAGGTAGTAGAGGATCAGGCATCTATTGCCAAGTACGGAGCAATCACTACGGAGATTAGTGCATTTGCCTGTACAAGTAGAGCGCAGGCAGGGCGTATCGGTGAGTGGCTGCTCTACTCAGAGCAGTATGAGGGCGAAGTAGTCACCTTTACCGCCAGCATCGACGCGGGTGTGGTGGTGCGTCCTGGCCAGATCATTGAGATCAGTGACCCCGTGCGAGCTGGCGCCCGTCGCGGTGGTCGCATCGCGGCCGCAACTACCACCACAGTCACAGTTGACGACGCAACAGGACTTAGCGCAACCGGCGCTACTCTATCTGTCATTCTTCCAGACGGAACAGTTGCAACACGAAACGTATCTACAATCGTTAGCAAGGTAATCACACTCACATCTGCGCTGCCTACCGCCCCCAACACAAATAGCATCTGGATCCTAGAAAACGCCAGTATTCAGACCTCCACATGGCGTGTCCTAAGCGTCACCGAGCAAGACCAAGCACAGTATCAAATAAGCGCACTAGCCTATAACTCAAGCAAATACGCCTACGTCGAGCGGGGGCGCCCCTTAACACAGCGCGATGTATCCGATCTAAACGAAATACCAGATGCCCCCACCGCCTTAAACCTCAGCGAAACCCTCTACACATACCAAAGCCAAGTCCGCGCCAAGGTAATTGCCTCATGGCCTAGTGTCCTAGGTATCGCCCAGTACCGCGTTAAGTGGCGTAAGGACAACGCCAACTGGAGCATCGCTGATGTCTTGACCAATGACTACGAAATCCTAGACATCACTCCCGGCCTATTCGAGGTACAGGTGTTCTCAATGAACGCCGCAATGAAGCTGTCCACTACCGCAGCAACAGACAGCATCAATGCACTAGGCAAGACCGCTCCTCCGGCCAACGTCACCGGCTTTACATCAGTCTTAGATGGGAACATCGGTGTTACGTTGACGTGGAACCCAATCGCGGACCTCGACTTAAGCGAGTACGAAATTCGCCAAGGCAGCACCTGGGCCTCATCCTCATTCGTTACTAGGGTCGCTGCAACTAGTTACAAACTTGGCCAGCTGGCCCCCGGTACCCTCACCTATTCAATTCGCGCTATTGATACATCGGACATCTACAGCGCTACTGCGGCAAGCACTACCGTCACCATCAGTCCGCCTACTGCGCCGACTGTCACCGCTACCGTGGCCGGCGACCTAGTGACACTGAGCTGGCCGGCTTCAACCGGCACCTACTCCATCGCCGCTTACGTGGTGCGCTCAAACGTTGGGGCGATTGGCGAAATCAAAACCACAACCACCTCGCTGCCGATTACTTGGAACGGCGCACGAACCTTCTACGTCAAGGCTGTAGACCTAGCAGGCAACCAAAGCGCCGAAGGGTCTGTCGTAGTCAACGTGACCCAAGCCCCGGCTCCCACGGTGTCAGTGGCCTACGCAGGCCAGAACGCGGTGCTGACCTGGGGTGAAGTCAACGGCACCACGAAGACCCGGTTCTATCGAATCAGCCGTGGGGCAACGGTAGTCGCAACGATCCAGACCACCAGCTTCAGCGTGAAGGTGGACTGGACGGGTTCGCAGGCGTTCAGCGTCCAGGCTGTTGATGCCAACGGCAACCTTGGCACCGCCGCAACAGTCACGGTCAGCCCGGCAGCAGCAGCAGCGCCAACTGTCAGCAGCACCTTTTCGGGTGCTCAGGTGGTGCTGTCGTGGAACAGCGTTGAGGGCACCCTACCCACTGCCTACTACGATGTGCGTTACGGCAGCAGCTTTGCCGCCGGCCAACCACTTGGCATCATCAACTCCAATAGCTTCACCGTCAACGGTGCGTGGGCAGGAGACCGCACGTTCTACGTCGCAGCGGTGGACACGGCCGGCAATGTCGGCGCCGCAGGTCCGCGCACTGTCTCGATCACTGCCGTAACTGCTCCGACTATCACGGCGAGCTTTGCCGGTGACCTGCTCACCCTTGTTTGGAGTGGCGCCAGCAGTCTGCTCCCCATTACGGCCTACGAACTGAGACGCGGCGCGACCTATGCAACCGCAACAGTCTTAGGACGGGTGCAATCCACCACGTTCAAGACTGAAGCAAGCTGGCTGGGTGCCCAAACCTTCTGGGTGACGGGCATCAACAGCAACGGCGATCTGGGCACCCCCGGCTCCGTCGTGGCCACGGTACAGGCGCCCCCAGCCCCCACCGTACTCAACACGTTTGCCGGTGAAGAGGTACTGCTGACTTGGGGCGCCGTTCAGGGCAGTCTCGACACGGCCTATTACCGAGTGCTCAGGGGCAGCACCTTTGCGTCAGCCACGGTGCTGGCCGAGATCAAGTCCACCGCTTACAGCCTCAAGGTGAATTGGGGCGGCACGCAACGCTTCTGGGTCGTCGCGTTCGACGTTGTTGGTAATCAAGGCGCTCAGCAGTTCCAAGACGTGGTGGTGACTTCACCCTCAGCACCATCAATCAGCCAGCAGGTCATCGACAACAACGTCCTGCTGCGCTGGACCGACTCCACGCAAACCCTGCCCATCGTCTACTACGAGCTACGCCGTGGCGCAACTTACGCAGGCGGCACCTCAGTTGGCACTAAGCAGGGCCTGTTCACCACGGTATTCGAGACCATTTCAGGCAACTACACCTACTGGCTGGCGGGCATCGACACTGCCGGCAACGTCGGCACACCGGCCAGTGTGACAGCGCAGGTCAACCAACCGCCGGACTACCTGCTGCGCTCCAACATTGACAGCACCTTCACCGGCACCTCCACCAACCTGAAGGTCAACGCCGGCGGCCTGTTGGCCACCGTGGATCCGACTGAGACCTGGCAGCAGCACTTCACTTCACGCGGTTGGACTACCCCGCAGGATCAGGTCAACGCCGGCTTCACCATCTACGCCATGCCGTCGACGACGACCGGCAGCTATGTCGAGGAGTTCGACTACGGCACCGTGCTGGCCGGCACCAAGATCACCTCAACACTCACACGGCAGGCAGTGGCGGGCTCTGTGACGGTGACCCCCATGCTCAGCGTGAAAACCACAGCCGGGGGCGCTTGGACCGACTACGCCAACACCGAGTCGGTCTACGCTACCAACTTCCGCTACGTGAAGGTCCGCTATGACTTCAGCAGCGTGGGCGGCGACGACCTGCTGCAGCTCAGTGGTCTCAACGTCCGCCTCGACGTGAAGATCAAGAACGACATGGGTAACGGCACCGCTAACGCTGCCGACACGGGCGGAACAACGGTCAACTTCAACGTGCCTTTCGTGGACATCGAAAGCATTGCCGTAACGCCGAGCGGGACGACCCCTCGAATTGCGATTTATGATTTTGTTGACGCCCCCAACCCAACCAGCTTCAAGGTGCTGCTGTTCGATACCTCGGGCAACCGGGTGAGCGGCCCCTTCAGCTGGCAAGCCCGAGGAAGCTAAACCATGGCCAACTGGTCCAACCCACTGCTGACCAGCACCTATACCAACTTCCTTACGGAGGTGAAGGACCGCGACACGGACTTGGCGCTGCAGTTTGACGGCACGACCAGCAGCAACATCCCCACCGGCGCCATCCGCTGGAACAGCTCGGTCAACCGCTGGCAGAAGTGGAATGGCAGCAGCTGGGCTGAGCTGACCAGTACCTATGCGCTGACCGGTCTCAGCACCACTGGCAACGCCAGTATCGGCGGCACGCTGGGCTCTGGGGCGATTACCAGCACCGGCAGCGTACGTGGCACCGCATTGATACCCACGGGCAGCTCCGCGCCAGCTAACGGGCTCTACCTAGCGGGCACCAACACGATTGGCTTGGCCACCAATAGTGCCGGCCGCGTGTTTATTGACGCTGCTGGTGAGCTGGGCGTCGGCACCGCAACACCAGGTACAAGCGTTGATGTCACACTAGCGGCGGCGAGTGCAACGATTGGCAACGTCCGTATCGCACCAAGCGTTGCCGGTCAAGCTCGCTTTCACTTGTTCAACGGTGGCGGCACAGCCGAGTGGCTGTTTGGCCAGAAAACGAGCACAGACCACAGCTTCAAGCTCAGCAGGAGCGTTGCTGGGTCGGAGACTGATTATCTGACTGTTGACACAAGTGGTCGTGTTGGCATAGGCACCATAAGTCCGAGCGCTGGCCTAGATGTTGTCGCGGACGGGACAACAGATGGAATGACGCTGAAGCTTACAGCACCTAGCACTGCGCAAGGACGTAGGGCTACTTTTTCTCTCTACTCAACCTTTGAAGGGACTGCTGATAATGTACCTCGACGAACTGCGGATGTTGTAGCTGGCTTCAATGGGGGAGCGTGGGGAAGTGAGTTTCTATCGGTTGGCGTTGGTCGTAACGGAGCCGGTAATGATGCTGCGGCAAGAACATTTGAGCGACTTAGGATCAACGGTTCTGGCAACCTCGGCCTAGGCACCACCGCTCCCTACAGCCGCTTTACCGTAGTCCCAGCATCCAGTCCATCCACTCCTGCAGCTGCCAATCAAATTACGGTTGGCGAAGCAACAGCAAACTCTGGATATAGGCTTCAGGTTGGGTATTTTCAAGGGCCTACATCGTACGTGGGTTCTATTCAAGCCTACGACGCCCACAACCCAAGCTCCCTCATTCTCAACGGCGCAGGCGGATACGTCGGCCTAGGCACCACCGCCCCAGGGACAATCCTTCAGGTATCAGGCAACCCGCCCAATGCAGATTCCGGCAATATCTATATCGCCAACAGCGGCCAAGCACGCTACCGCTTGTTCAATGGCGGCGGTCAGGCCGAGTGGCTATTCGGCCAGAAGACCATCACCGACCACGCATTCAAACTGTCCAAGATGGTGGCTGGTGTTGAGAATGACTATTTGACAGTTACCACCACCGGCGCCATTGGAATAGGCAACATTGATCCTGGATACGCGCTAGACATCTCCAGCGCTGACGCAACGGCTGGCCTTGGCTATGCGTTGCGGATAAGAACTAATACAACAGCTGGTGCTGGAGCGCTACAGTTTACAAATAATCCAGTTTCTACGCAATATGGATTTATTGCTTGTGATACTTCATCTAACCTTAAGTTTGGAGCAGGAAATAATGAACGCCTCCGCATCGACAGCTCCGGCCGCGTGGGGATTGGGACGAGCAGTCCGAGTGGCTTTCTTCATGTTAAAACACCTGCAACAACGGCTGGCTGGCAACTACGTCTTGACAGCATTGGTCTTGCAAACGAGTCTGGCTTTTATCGAGACGCTTCAGATAATTATGAAATGGTTTTGCGAAACGGACTAGGCGGCCTTTCGTATATAAAAAATAGCGGCAACGCTACTGATGCCAACTTAGTATTTTATCCTAATGGTGTCGAACGCCTCCGCATCACCTCAGCCGGCTTCCTTGGCCACAACACCTCCAGCCCCGCAGCGCCTGTTCACTTCGCTCTGCCAACAACCAGCGCCTCAATCGGTAACGTCTACGTTGCACCATCTACAGCCGGCCAAGCGCGCTTCCACCTCTACAACGGCGGCAGCACTGCTGAATGGATCTTTGGTCAACGAACCAGCACCGATCATGAGTTCCGGATCAGCACCCAAGTAGCTGGTTCTGAAACAGAACGCCTGCGCATCGGGACCTCCGGCCAAATCGGCATCGCCGGCGCTAACTACGGCACCAGCGGCCAGGTGCTCACCAGCAATGGCTCTGGATCGGCGCCGTCTTGGCAGTCATCCTTCAAGACCGTTGCCTGGGTCAACTTCAATGGTACCGGAACCGTCGCAATTAGAGCTAGTGGCAATGTGAGTAGTATTACGGATAATACTGTTGGCCAATACACCGTAAACTTTACCTCGGCTATTTCTGACGCAAATTATGCAGCATTAGTTAGCGCGGTAGACGTTGTTGCAGCCCGCCCACACTCCTATGCCACTGGCTCTGTTGGCGTCTACACTTACGACACAACAAACTTTGTTGATTCTGCAACTGTATCTGTCGCAATTACCCGCTAAACAATGACCCGCATTATCTACCCCACCGCTGACGGCATTGCTGTCATCATCCCCACGGGCGAGCTGTCCATTGAAGACGTAGCCGCTAAGGACGTGCCCGCCGGCACGCCCTACCGCTTCATCGACTCCGACGACCTGCCCCAAGACCGTGACTTCCGGGCCGCTTGGGACGCTGATTTCACGGACCCGGATGGCTATGGCATCGGAGCCGTTGCTTGGTTTGCTCAACAGGAGACCCCCCAATGATCAGCATCAACATGGACAAGGCGCGGGAAATTCACCGCAGCCATATCCGTGCAGCTCGCACACCTCGTTTCAAGCAGCTTGACGCTGCCTTCCAGCGTGAACTGGAGCGCCCAGAACCCAACACCGCACCCATCGCTGCACAGAAACAGGTCTTGCGTGACGCCCCCGCAGATCCCAGCATCGACGCAGCCACCACAGCCGACGAGTTGAAAGCTACGTGGCCCGATGCGCTGCTGGGCCGATCGCCTTATACTACAGATGCTACAAGCGCAATCAATGCCTGAATCCAAGCAACAACTCGTGGAGCTAATCGAGGCCTATGCCACCGCGAAAGCGACCGGCAACGCCCTCCTTATCCAGTCCGCCGGCGCCACGCTGGTCGGTTACCTGGAAAGCGTCGAGATCACCGAAGCTCGGCCGGCTAACGCCGAGCTGACCGAAACCGAAGCCGAGCAAGCCAATGCCTGACATCACCTACACCTGGGTCATCGCCCAGCTGGACTGCGCCCCCCAGGAGGACAACCTAGCGGACGTGGTAAAAACCGTCCACTGGCGCTACCAGGCCACGGATGGCACGCACACCGCTGACTGCTACGGCAGCATCGGCGTTGGCGAGGTGGATCCTGACAACTTCACCCCTTACGCCGAACTGACCAAGGACCAAGTGATTGCTTGGCTTGAGGCTCAGCTGGATGTTGAGGAGCTTGAGCGGAACCTCGCCGGCCAACTGGCCGCGCTGGCTAACCCGCCGATCATCTCGCCTGATCTGCCGTGGCAGTAAAAGCCAAGACCGGATCCCTCGGCCGCAGCGGCCATACACAGGGACCGCCCAAGACAACCAGCCAAGGCCAGGGCCTCCACAGCAGACCCCGCCGCGTAGGCAAAAAGAAGTCACGCGGGCAGGGTCGTTAGGCTGTGAACTCCATGCAGTCCTCCACCCGCCCCCTAGGAGGACTGCTTCCCTAACGCGAAGCTCATGATCGAAGTCATCGCCGCCATTGCGGGAGCCTCCATCTCAGTCGCAGCGATGGGCGCCATGGGCTTTAGCAGACGCAGCGACGAAGCCCGTGACGCCGTAATAAAACTAACCACAGCAGTAGAGCACATAGCAGCTCAGCTAGAAGTTCTACACACAGACATGAAAGAGGATCGCCGCGAAACCTTCGGCCGCCTCTCAACAGTTGAACAGCGGGTATCTAAGCTAGAAGCACGCCCCGGCCGCTGACCCATGGACCACCTCTCCGACTACCTGGCTCTGGCCGTCGCCGTTCACGGCGTTGCAGTCGTGGTGGTGAACCTTACGCCAACTCCGCGTGATGATGAGGCCCTCGACGCCTACACCCGCCTGGCCGTAAAGGCCTATCGCGCTATTGAGATCCTGGCCGGCGTGATCAGCCCCCTCGTCAAGCGCTAAGCCGTAGTGGTAAGTCGAAGCTAATGTCTACACAACGCCTGCGCCTAATTGATCTGTTCCGTTATTACAAGGGCTTACCCCATCAAATCGCCGCAGTAGGTGAGCTGGAAGAGGCCCTACTCAAACACGCACCTACGCTGCTAGATCGTTCGCAGACGTGGTTCAAAACCTGGAGTGTGGCCGGTAAGCAGGCTGACCTATCTACCTCCATACAGCTCATCAAATCTTTTGAAGGCTGCAGACTCAGCGCCTACCCCGATCCACTCACGGGCGACGCTCCTTGGACGATCGGCTACGGCACAACACGCTATAATGGTAATACACCTGTAAAACGCGGCGATAAGATTAACGTTATCGAAGCGGATATGTTGCTCCGTCTTGAGGTGGACCGTATAGCCGAACGCCTACGCTCTACCGTCCCCTATTGGCCCGAAATGGGCGATAAGCAGAAGTCGGCACTTGTAAGTTTTGCTTACAACTTGGGCGATAATTTCTACGGTAGTGCAGGCTTTGAAACGCTTAGTGCCAAACTTAAAGCTAAAGACTGGTCCTCTGTGCCCGATGCCTTGCTCCTATACCGTAATCCAGGCACAGACGTAGAAGCCGGCCTACTTCGCCGTAGAAAAGCAGAGGCGGACCTATGGCGCTCCGGTCTAAGCACGCAACAAACCCCTAGTACAGATGTTCTATTGCGTGTACCTTACTACGCACAGAACGATAATACCAGCGGCACAGGCTATAGAGAGTGCTTTAGCAGTAGCGCAGCTATGGTAGCCGCTTTTTACGGTAAGGTTATTGGAGATGATGCCTACAATAAGATCCGCGCTAAGTTTGGTGATACAACCGATGCACAAGCGCAAATCAAGGCACTACAAAGCCTAGGTTTGTCCGCTCGCCTAGTTACAAATGCAAAAGCCGCGCTTATTGATGCCGAGTTACAGGCAGGGCGCCCCGTCATGGTTGGCTGGCTTCATAAAGGACCAGTGACCGCGCCCACAGGTGGAGGCCATTGGAGCGTCATCATCGGTAGCACACTATCTGCTTTCATCCACAACGACCCAAACGGCGAAGCGGATATAATAAACGGCGGTTATGTGAATAATACTAAAGGTAATGGGATCGCCTATAGCCGTAAAAATTGGCTACGTCGGTGGGAAGTGGACGGCCCCGGCACAGGCTGGGCATTGCTTGTAAGCCGTCAAAACTAGACTAAGCGTATCTGTACCAGATACTCATGGCTTTAACTACATCTAGAAAAACGCCTGAGCTACTGGAGCTACGCATACCCTATACATCCTTCAACGACTCCTCCACTTTTCTCCTGCTTAGCGACATCCACTTAGATAACCCTAAGTGCAACCGCAAACTACTCACTAAGCATTTAGACGAGTGCAGAGAGCGCAAAGGCCACGTACTTATGTTTGGCGATATTCTATGCCTTATGCAGGGCAAAAAAGATCGTCGCGGCGGTAAGGGAGACGTGCGGCCCGAGCACATGGGCGGAAACTACTTCGATCTGGTCTTCAACGAAGCAGCAGATTTTCTTAAGCCCTGGCAAGACATCATCCTGATGGCAGGCGATGGAAACCACGAAACCGCAGTCCTAAATAACCAAGAAATAGACCCCCTAGAAAACGTCGTGCGTACCATGCGCAATAACGGTAGCTCTATTGAGCACATGGGCTACCAAGGCTGGGTAAGGTTTATGTTTACTAATAATAACGCTAAAGTTAGACGGTGTATGTTGTTTTTCCATCACGGTGCTTGGGGCGGAATTATCACGAAGGGCACCATGGGCGGAGGTCGCTATGCCGCAATCGCTCCCGACGCAGATCTGATCGTCAATGGGCACAACCACGAGCGGAGCATGGTAGCCCACTCCTGCTATCGCGTTGATGTCACAGGGAAAGCCTGGGTTGAGCAGCGCTGGCATCTGCAGTGCGGAACCTACAAGGAGGAGTTCGGTGGAACGGGTGGCTGGGCGGTCGAACGCATCGTGATGCCAAAATCACTTGGCGGTATCTGGCTTACACTGAAGCCACGCTACCGAGGCGGCGTCGAGATCACCTGCGCCCCAACCGTATGAAACAATACGTCCTTGAAATCGAGTACACCGTTGTTGTAGAGAGCTGTGGTAACGACCCCGAGCACGTCAGCGACAATTTCATTTCTCGTCTCACTGAATTAGCTGCATCGGACGATCACATCCTGGGCCTTTCGGTCCAGACACTCCCTATCCCTGAGCTGCGTGGACCACGAGATTGATGGCTCTTCTCTCATCCCCAAAAGAAGTGCCAAGCACCGCTTTAGGCAGCAAATCTTCACCGCATGGCAACACGTGTGCGCCTACTGCGCTTCCCCTGCTGACACTCTCGACCACGTAAAACCTCGCCATAAGGGAGGTGCCACAGTAACGAATAATCTTGTACCAGCTTGCCGCGATTGCAACCGCAAAAAAGGCAGCGAAGAATGGCTGTCTTGGTACGCTAAGCAGCCTTCATATACCTTAGATCGCGTAGTAAGAATTCAGGGCTGGTTGGACGGTTGAGTATGTTATTGAATAGCTCTAGGGCTCTCCAGTCTTCCACAAACACCCATTCCATACCTGCATAAGACACGACCCATATACTCGCGGACTGCCCCGCACTAGAGCTTAGACGTGGCGACTCCATAGAACTATGCTAAGCTGTATCAATAACAATCTAAGCGCTTATATGGCTACTGCCTCGGAAGCTGATAAACCTAAGCCGTGGTTTGTACCTCAGCTCGACTTGGCTACACAGCTACGGCAAGAGCTAGATCGCCGCGCCGCCGCCTCCCTTCCCCGCTTGCAGCTTTCAGAGCTTGCCGATAAGCTAATTCAAGACTGGTACACACACAGCACTTTAATTGACAGCCTACTTCGACGTGTACGATGTTTAGAAGTCGAGTTAGCACTAAGTGGATCCACAGTAAGTTCTACGAAACCTAAGCAGCAACATTATGAGTGGGCTAAGGAGCTGTTAGACAAGTATAAGCCTGCATCTTAATGCGTGCTTAACCAAAAAGCTGCGCAGTCTTGCGCGTGCTTGCCGCCGCTGCGTTTGCCTTCGGGAAAGCCCAAGCTACAGGCACCGGCCACAAAATCCCAATGCACACATTTCTGGCACCTTACCTTGCCAGTAGCAGCTACACACGCATCCGCATAGAGCTGCTCAGCTTCCATCAATGCCACCTCTAAGCTCTCGCTAAGAAGTGGCAGTTCAATAAGTCCTTGCTTAGTTTTTAAGCGCAATAACCACCCCTCATCCTGAGGGATTAGTACCATCTTCCCAGAGTGGTAGCGAAGTGACGGCATTAGTAAGCTGGTCTAGCGATCCATCGTTACAAATATACTGGGAGAAATAATCACACGCATCCAGGCCTCCTTCCGATGCGTGCGTGCTTGTATTCACAGTACCAGGCCTATCAATCCTCCAAAGCTCACCGCCCAGGCTGCGGACAAGCTCTGCCTCGTTGACAAAGCGCACATCATCGACAACAACCCTCTCGTAGCGTCTTGCACGTACCTCCCATACCCGCAACCACATATCTGGATGCACACACTGCCTTCCCCACTCCGTCCCTAAGGTCTGAAGTAGATGGCGTGACGTGACATCTAGGCAGCTGAGGCGCTCTTCCTTGGCGACATAGAGCAGATGTGTAGCCTCTGCAGGAGTGTAGCCCAGCTCCATTAACAGAGGATGCAGCATCAGTTTCAGCGCCTCAGCAAAAGGCACGCGCACAAAACCCTTCCCTTCCAACACTCTACTGACTGTAGTTTTGCCGCACTGGGGAGCGGGGGAATAGAGACCAATAAGCTGTTTAGTCATGGTTCAAACGTAACGTGCAGTGTTAAGTTTTAAGCGCATTTTTGTGTGTGCTTGCAGTAAGCGCTGGCGGATACTTTCGCGGGTAATACCAGCTTCCGCTGCAATCCCGGATAATGACATCGGGGGACTGCCCTTAAGCCCATACCGCTTAGTGATCATGTCAAGTTCTGCTTCATTTAAGCAGTCAAGCGCTAGGCTGAGCATTACCTGCTTTTCTTCTTTTTCTAAAAGATCCTGTTGGGCATCTAGACCGCTTATATCCGGTATCAAATCCATAATCGGAGCACCGTCTTCAACCGCCAATGCGTCCAAGCTCCTGTGCCACGAATTACGCGACATAAGCATTTCTAAATACTCAGGATTAACATCGTTTTCCTCTGCCATTACCTGTAGCGTAGGCATCCGTCCATGCCTCTGCATGTAATCTTTCTGGAACCTAACCACCCTATAAACAGTATCTAATCCGTGCTGCGGAACGCGAATAAGCCGCTCCTTGGTATCAATCCCGCGTGTAATTGCTTGTTTTATCCACCAATAAGCATAGGTAGAAAACTTATAGCCTTTAGCTCCATCAAATAGCTCTACAGCCCTATGCAGCCCTAAAGCCCCCTCTTGGATGAGGTCCATAAGCTCCATGCTGCTGCCATTAAGACGGCGTGTGTATTGTTTGGCCACACTTACCACTAAGCGTAAGTTGCAATTAATGAGCTTATGCTTAGCCCTTTCAGCAGTGCGTGCAGTACGCCGCTCAGCCGAACTCAGCTCCTCCTTACCACTGAGCTGCCTACCTGCTTCGACTTGTCGTGAAAGTTGGATCTCCTGCTCGACCGTAAGCAGAGGGTATCTTGCTATTTCAGTTAGATAGGACTTAAAAGAATCAACAGAGTAGGACATGGGATAGGTAACTAAGCGAGGGTCTCGTTGGTGTGCAGTTTTACGGCTTTCCGGCCTCCTACACGCTCTATCCACGTGAAATCTTTTTTGTCAAGCAGTACCTCCTGGGCCTGCAGAGTGTACCACCTGGCGTCGCACGCAAAGCAGTGACGCCTCCGTACAATCTGCTCATCGGTACTGTAAGTAGTGACTACCACCTCAACGCGGTGGCATCCACAATCAGGACATTTCATAAGGAGTTGAGTTGTGTGATGTTTTGTAGCAGCGGTACAATAGCACTTACCAGGCGTAAAGGCAATGCTTAGAGCGTTTCCCTGTCCATTGCAACAAGACTTACAAGCCACGAATCCAAGGCAGCGCGTGTTGCTGCATCCCGGATGCCCTTGAAAAACCGTTGCAATTCGTATTCATGCCGCGTGAACATACTGGAGTCGCCTTTGTAGGCGATCCAGTAGCGGCCTGCGCGGTCGATTCCAGTCTCGACGGACTGGTGTGCACTCAGCGCTAAGCGGTCTCGTTTACGCACGGCGAGGAGCTTCGTCGGGTTTATAAACAAGGCCGGTGTACACGGCATGGAATGGATGGGCAGGGTCGTGGCGACCATCCTCCTCGTACAGACGGTCAAGATGATCCTGCCTAAGCTGCTGCTCTACAGGGTTGCAATCGGCGTTCATAAGCGGTATGGAGACAGATAGTGCATGAGTGTCGATAAGCAGGCGAGTGCTTACCTACGGTGCAGCCGAGGGGAAGGCCGCCTCAGCTATGGTAGGCAGCCGCTCAGTGAAGATGCGCTGAATCTGGAGCGCTAGGTTTTTGTGTTCGAGCTGTGTTCCAGCGCTTGTACGGACCTGTAGATAATGGATCCACGACCTAATTGTACCGTTCATGTATAGCCGTGTAGGCGTTGCTAGCGGCAGAACATTACGCGCACACTCTTTAGCAACTCCATCCTGCACCATACACTCATACAGATGCTCGGCTTCCGCGAAAAGGTTTTCAATTCTATTAGTGTACATCTCATGAACTTCATCGCTTAAATCGTCAATCGAATTTTGCCTATTTTTGGTGTCCTGTCTACGCAGCTCTGGCACTTTAGCAGCACCTAGGGCTTCTGTACTGGCGTACCTTTGGCTATACTCCTGAAAAGAAAAAGATCTATGTCTAAGTATTTGTGCGGAGATAGCCCTTGTTGTTTCGATCTCTATACACATGTTCGCCATCTCAAAAATAGATACGTGTCCATGCTCTAGGCAATATCTAAGTAGGCGAGGGGCTGTGTCCGTATTGGCTTGATTTCTGGGATTAGAAACGCGGGCGGTATATGTGATCATGTTTTCGGCATCTGGTGTAATCCAGATAAGTCGCGCTGTAGTCATAGGAAGTGTGGGTACGTGTGGTTTGGTGCGAGGTACAAAGACTTACTGCGGCACCGGCAGCGCGTGGTGGGGGAGCCAGTGGGTGTAGCCAGTGGCGCTGCCACGAATGCGCAGCAAGGTCCAGTTGCTGCCATAGCCTCCGTCTTCGTCCGCCTCAAACCACCAGCAGAGCTGAGCTCCCGGCAGTCGCTCGGAGACGGACACCGGCTCGATGGCGGGGCTGCCCCAGCGGGCTAAGGCAGCGCGGGCGAAGCCACAGTGATCAAAGCTGAAGTACTCTGGTGATTCACCGCCTAATACAAAACTGTGCATTAGCCGGTGTAGCTCTTTATCGGTAGGCTGGTGAGTGACAGAGGCCGGTTCCCTGCCATGAGGCACAGCCGGTCCATCTGGCTTAGTAGCAAGGTTGCCCCAGCGCTGCAGAGCAGTTCGGGAGATTTCCGCAACATCGCCGCTGGTGGGGCCGTCGTGAAAGGCGTAGAGGTTTTGCCACAGCTGGTGTAGCTCCGCGTCGGTCGGCCCTTGCGGCTCGGGTTGGGCCAGGGAGGCGCGGGCTTCAGCCGCCAACGCATGAGTCTCGCGGCGATCATCCATCAGGAGCTGGTGGTAATGATCCAGCTCGTCAGCCATGCGGGCGCACAGGGCGCGGTAGTCAGTCATGGCGAGTCATGGGGCGAGTAGGTGCAAGCAGCCCGCAATAGCAGGCCCAGAAATCAGAAGCAGTCCAGGGGGCGCCGCTCTCATGGAGCAGTGGCACGGCATTGCTGATGGCCTGCGCATCCCGGTAGTTAGCGAAGGTGCCGTAGTCCCTAGCGGCAAGCCGGCGGTTCGCTTCACCGAGGGCCTCAAAGTCTTGCCGGGATAGCTCCCCGGCAGTGCCGCCGAAGATGTCAGGCATCCGGCCATAAGGAATGGCATAGAAGCCTGCCGATTCAGCCCAGGACGCAAGTGTCCAGCGTTGCCAACCGTTGCAGCGGTACCAGTCTTGGATCATGGCGCCAAATTTGCACCGAGCGCTGACGGCGCTTATGCGCAGCGAGAGGTAGTCAGTCATCATTCAAATCCTCCGAACGGTAATGGGGCAAAAGCTGGCCATTTGCGTCAGTGAAGCCTGCCTCGTGCAGGAACTGCCGAGCGGCAGCGCGGTCGCCAGCCAAGGCGCGGTCGAGCAGGGATGGGGCGGTGAGTTCGGCGGCAAGCGCGTCGAGCGTTGATACAGGAACGCCGACCATGCTTTCGCCATCACCGTCGCAGATCATGTCAAAGGCGTAGGCCAGGTGCGTGAGCACCCTGGCAATGCCATGGCGGATGCTCTCGCCTTCCTCGAACTCGTCGATCAGGCGCTGGGCGCGGGAGGTGAGGTAATCAGACATCGCACAGCTCCTCGGCTTTGGTGTACCGCAGCTTCCAGTCAGGGTTGGCGGCTACCCATTCTTCAACGTCAGCCATGCCGTCTTGCGAGACGACACCCACCAGCGGGCCTGGTGCGCGGTCTTGGATCATGGTCAGGCCCCAGACCACCTCATCGCCGCAGATCGGTACGAAGGCGATGGCACCGCTGTATTTGGCGCAGGTCACGTCAATGGCCCACTCGTCGAAGGTCACGTGTTCGAGAGTTGAATCAGTCATCGGTTTTCAGTGGTAGAGGTTTCCAGCTCGGCGGCGATGGCTAGGAAGTGGCGCATGGCAAAGACAATGCCAGGGCTGTCTTCCACATCGGAGTCGCAGTACAGGTTTTCGATCTGATCAGCAGCAGCGCGGAGGGCGGCGGCGATCATTTCCGCTTCGGTGACATCACGGTCAAAGTTGTCGGCCAGTGTGAAGGCAGCATCCAACACCGCCTGCGCGGCGGGGGAGAAAGGTTCAGTCATCGTAACTCCAGTACAGAACGAGCAATGTCAAGGAAAGTTTCTGGGCTGATGTAGTTCCAGTCGTTCTCATTGAAGAGTTCAACCAGCTCCTCATCCGTCGGCCCCTGCGGCTCGGGCTGAGTCAAAGCGGCTCGGGCGTCGTCAAGGCAGATCCCAAAGACAGTCTTATGCCGCAAGGGCCAGTTGGCTTTTTCCAAACAGTCAACAAGCTCAGCGCAAAGTGTTCGGAAGTCAGTCATCGAGTTGCTCCAGTTAGCCAATTCCAGTAAACACCGTTCTTAATGCGACTCACCATTGATTGGTGTATGCCAAATTCCGATGCAAGCTCCTCTTGTGTCTTGCTTGATTTATAGATACATAGCACCTCTTGATCGGAAAGCTTTGACCGCCCATTGCCAGAGCCACGGGCCTGCCTACCTTGTCGACATTTATCGTCTGAATTATCCTGATCTGATCCAAGCGCAAGATGAGCAGGATTGCAACAGCAAGGGTTGTCGCAAAGGTGGCGAACATGCAGCTTTGAAGGCACTTGTCCTTGTGCCAAGGAGTAAGCGACACGGTGGGATAAAAAAGTTTTTCCCTGTAGCCAAGCCTGGCCATGGCCAAACGGAAGGCAGTAGCCAGTCCACTGCCAGCACATATCGGCTGTCACTACATCAACCTTTGACCAAAAACGGTGGACCTCTAGTAGTGTCAATTCCATAGTAATGTTAGCTATCAGAAAGCTGGTTAAGTGCGCGGCGTATGGTGTCGGTGATCTCGGGTAAGTAGTGCGCGTCGCGCTCAATCGTCCCCAGCATCTGCAGCGCAATGCTGTTCAAGCTCGGCGGCTTGGGGCGGCGGGCGGCGCGGAGTTCTGCTGCGCGGAAAGGCCCACGCAAGTTCTTGATTTCGTCGTACCACTTGGGATCCGTAAGTTGTCTGCAACAGGCCGCCAGCTCCATGTCGGCTCCCCACTGGGAAGCGCGTGTGGCAACGTACGAGGCCGTGTTCGTGGCGTCTGGGTGCCGGATTCCGAGCGTGTTCCACTCGTGCGCCCACTGCTGTACCAGCTCCGGCGGTGGGGTGATGGTGTGGTCAGTCATTTGGTACTCCACGCAATAATGGCAAGAAACACGGCTGCGAAAAGCAAAGTAGCTTGATAGTCAGTCATCGAGCTGCCCCAAGGCGCGGCGGATGGGGCTATCGGGTGCAATGTCCATAACGTTCTCCCATTCGGCTAATTCAGCCAACGCCTGCTCCTTCAAGCTCGGAGGCTTGGGGCGGCGGGCGGCGCGGAGGTCGGAGGGACCAGCCATGAAATCGCGGTCCATCAGCTCACAGCACGCCTCCAGCTCCCGATCGGCGCCATACTGAACGGCTTCAATCAATAGCTCATTGATTCCTTTGTTGTAATCATGGTGCTGCTCAAACCAAAGCTGTAATAGCTCCGGCGGTGGGGTGATGTTGCTCATTGATCCAGCTCCTTAATGAGTTTCTTCAGGGCCTTGAACTCTCCCCAGGAGAGCCTGATGGTTTGCTCGGCATGGCTGCTCAGGTGAGCATCAAAGCCTTCACCGTTGTGCCATAGCGACACCTCAATGAAGTCGTCAGGCTTGGCGAGGTGGTCAAACTCGCGCAGCGGCGCAAAGGCTGCATCGAGCTTGTAGGTGGTGATGTCAGCCACGCTCGGCCTCCCGCTCAAGCCCTTGGGCGCCTTGTTCCCATCCGTGGGCTTCCCGCAACCACGCCGCCACCTCGCGGATCGCGGCGCGGGATGCGCCGGCCCCCTGGTGACCGAACAGATCCATCAATCGCTCCACCAGCGAGCCGGCGACCATTTTGTTGGCCTGACCAAAATGGTCAGGCCGCAGCAGCGCGGCGATTTCCGTTTCTTGCTCCGGGGTTAGCTGCAGCGAACTCCTAATTTGACTGAGATTAGGAGTTGGTTTGGAGTTGGGCGCAAGCAGATCCCTCACCTGCTGCGCTTGCTCCGGCGTGAGCTGCAGAGGTTCGCTGATTTCGTGGACCTTTGAAGCGGGGCGCCGAGTAGCTTCTAGCGCCTCCACGCGAGCGCGCAGCTCCAGAATTGCAGCTAAAGGATCCCCATGTGCCGGTGTTTGCCACTGACGATCGGTGCGTACAAGGTCGTCCATCAGCCCAAGTCCTCTCTATACAAAGCGGTATGCGGGCCATAAGTTGCGCACAACTCAGGAAAAGCATCAACTAAGCGCTGTCGATTTACAGGATCTGCTACAAGCCCGGCTTGTGCAATGTTACGCATAAAACTTCCTCCAAAATGCGCTGCACTTAGCAGCATGTGTACTGTCTGTTCTGGTGTCATAAGACGAGTGATTGCAAGATGGGGCGTGTGTGCGCAGCGCCTAAGGGACAAACCACATGCGCTGCTTTGTGGAGTCGATCCAGGTCTGGTACGCAGCTCGCGCCTTGTCCAGCACTTCCTGCTCTAGCTCCTGAAGCCCGGCTTCACCGAACTCCTCTAAGAGGATAGCACGTAATTGGGCCTTGTAAATACGGTCGTATTCAGACCGTTGCTCTACCGTCGTGCCCCCCTGCAGGCAACTATGCACTTCTGTAGCAAATTTAAGCGCGATACGCTTCTTCGTATTCACACGGTGCAACCAGTCACCATTCAACGGCACACCACTGGCCCGCTCCTTTGCCTTGGCCTCTGTGAGCACCGAGTTAAGTGTTGTAACCATCTCGGACAGCTCATCATGGAAGACCTCCAACTCATGCTTCGTCAGGCTCCCAATCCGCTCAAACTCGACCTCAACAGACAAAACATTACTGAAAAACTTAAGCATAATCTCAGAAACTTAGTAAGTAGTAGCTGCGCCTGGCAAACCAAGCGCAGCCAGCATTGCGGTCAAACTGCTTCTAGCTCAGCCTTAGCCGCTTTGGGCTTGCGGCCACGCTTAGGAGCACCGGGCTCCGGCTTCGGACCAGCAATCAGATAACACCCAGTGCCATCAGCCTTTCTGCGCACCGAGAACTTCACATCACTGGAACGCGCCGTCATTGTACCGGCGATCTGGCTGATGGTCGTAGGCCTGTAGCCCGCCTCAGGATCGTGTGAATCGTAATCCACCTCGATGGCCTCTCCAATCTGGAGCGCAGCCAAGGCAGTGCGCAACGGTGTGGTCTTAGATGTCCTTGTTGCGCGTGCGGGCACTTCCGCAGCTGAAAGAACCGGGAAAGTCATAAGCTGTGCGTAAAACGCATGGAAAGCAAAAGCTTACACGGAATCCAATCAAGCGTCAAGCGCAGGCGACACTACCAACGCAAATCAGAATCCACATACTTGCGCCACGCATTACTTTGCTGCCTACGCGCTCGGCCACGCTGCCTAGCACACCCCTTACGGACCTGCCGCGCAAACTCCAGGAACTCAGCAGCCCTCTGCAGATCCGCCACACTGGCTTGCCGGATCTCATCGCGCAGCCACGCAACCATAATTTCGCGTCCCGTACGCACCAAGCTGCGAAGTATTGGTAAGTACAGCGTAAACGCCAATACCTACCAATACCACGCCTCTGCTACTTTGCGTCAGCCCAGGTCTTCCCGTAGGCGCCCTCCGCCAGCGCAGGAATATCGCCAAGCCACATAGCCTCAGCGTCCTCCATACACCGCTGCAATGTAAGCAGCCACTTTTCCTCTAAGCCTTCGCGTACAAGTAGCACCACTTCATCATGTACCACAGCAGCTAAGCGTGCAGTGTCCTCACCAGCAGCACACAGCTCTCTCCACAGCGACGCAAGCGCCACCTTAAGCACAGCTGCACCTGCTCCTTGCACCGGCGTATTACACCGCGTCGTAAGCCGGTTGAGATCACCGGGCAAATACCTCCGCATCCCACTCACCGGAACTCTTACCTGAGCCCACCTGTCATGCTGAGTATCATCAGCCTCACGCGCATTACACATCTGCCACTTAGTGATACCTACATAAGTGTCTCTGAAAGTGTTGCGGATCTGGTCGGCTTCCTCAATATCCATAGTAATTCCCATCGCACCAGCATAATTACGCAACCCCTTAGCCCCAGAACCAAACAAAAGACCAAAATTAGCAGACTTAGCTACCTGCCTACGCTGCTTCATCTCTGCGGTGTCCTCAACCGGCTGCCCATAAATAGCCGCAGCCGTAATCGTATGCAGATCCTCTCCATCCTGAAACGCTTTAATCATCCGCTGATCCTTGCTAATCGCTGCAGCTAGGCGGAGTTCCATCTGCCCGAAATCACACACCACAAAGCTCCACCCCTCTGGGGCTTCAGCAGCAGCCCTGAACCCCTTATCCCGAGGCACTTGCTGAAGGTTCGGATTCCTACAGCTCATGCGACCTGTATCTGCCCCCAGCTGCATATACCCAGCACGAATAAATCCATCCTCCTGCTGATGCTCAAGTAGAGCGCACACCATCTGCCTACGCTTCTCCGCTTTCTTCCACGCCAGATAAATCTGAATAACCTCGTGATCCGCAGCATAGGACCGCAGAGCAGCCGTACTAGCGCTAGGCCTATTTGTCTTCTCCTCAACGGGAGCAGTACCAAGCAAAACCGTGAACTTCTCCACCAACTGCTTAGGTGAGTTGAGGTTGAAACCCGCTAGGCGCTTGGTACCAAGCCTTACCGACCCTTCCGCCTTAGCCCGTAGGTTGAAGCTGCCATCCTCATCACGCGGCAGCTTATCGCCTTCCGGCAATGCTGCATCTAGCTTTTCAACAAACTGCACACCCAGCTCAGCAATCTGCTTTTCATAATCAGCCTGCAGATCCAACAATTTCTGCTTATTAAACGGAAGCCCTGTGCGCTGCATGTGCGCAATAGGCCGCAGCGCGGCGCACTCAATCGCATAAGCCTTAAGCAGCTCGCCTTTCTGCAGCCGTTGCATAAGCAGAGGATAGAGCTGCATCAGCACCTCCACATCCTTAGCGGCATAGGTGATTTGCTCAGCGCTAAGTACCGCAGCAGACCAATCAGATGCTTGCTGCTCCTTGCTCAACTCAATCTTGAGCAAGCGCTCTGCGACAGGGGCCAAGCCATGCCGCAGATTGATCTCGCCATTGGTGCATAGCCGTGAAGCAAGCATCGTGCAATGCACATCTCCCGCCAGATCAATCCGGTGCTCCTGTAACCAGCCCAAATCAAACGTGGCATTATGCGCGACCCAGACACGGTGCTTAGCTGCACACCATTCCCGCAGCGTGTCCAGCCCCTGCTCATCCAGCTCCCACAGATCAACAACGACAACAGGACACCCCTCTGCCGTCATCTGCATAAGCCGCAAACCACCGTAAACCGGTGCTAAGCCAGTGGTTTCTGTATCAAATGCAATGATCTGCGCCGCATCTAGACAACACAGATTCTCCAAACCAAACAAAAGGTCCATGAATTGCAGAAAAGAAGTTACTTAGAACGCAGTAGCCTAGTCGTCTAGGTCATCGGACCAAGGCCCGGACTTATCCGCCTCAAGACCTAGACGCACGAGTCTCGTGATCTCCCTGCTTGCCGACCTGTCGTTCGACGCAGCGCGTCGCCTTACCAGCTCAGCAAGCTCCTGATCCAAGTAAGCCTGGATTCGGGTCCGTTTGACGGGGGACACTCTGAAGTGAGATCGCTACCGGCCTACCCTACAACCCATTGCGAGTCGTGGCAACTCCCAGTACGGTGAGCGAACCCCCTAAGCGTCCCATGGTGGATTGGTCCCAAGCCGAAAAGCAGCTCACCCACCTGGGCATCAGTGCTGATGAGGGTTTTGTGCTTGCCCTGTTCCCGCCCAAGCACAACCGCGAGGGCCTGCCCTGCGAGCACATCCACGTAAGCGGCGCCCTCAACCGCGAGGCCATTGAACGGCGCGTGGCCGCTCTGCCCGGCTACGGCTTTGGCTACATCCCTAACCACGGCGGCACCAAGAACGCCGAGATCGCCTTCTGCCGTGCCCTCTTCTACGAGGACGACAATCCCGATACTGACCTCGACCACAAGCGCAGCCAATGGGAAACCGCCGGCCTCCCCCACCCCTCACTGCAGGTGTGGACAGGCGGTAAGTCGGTCCACAACTACTGGATCCTTGAAACGCCCTGCAGCGGCATCGAGTTCCGCCAAGGCCAGAAAGCCCTCTTCGCGCATGTCAAAGCCACTGTTCCCGGTGTCCAGCTCGACGAAAAGCTTTGCAACCCTGCCCGTGTCATGCGCCTCGCCGGGGGCACCCACCCCGAAACCGGCGAACTAAGCCGCGTAATCAGCGCCACAGGCGAGCGCTTTCCCCTAGCTCAGCTCCTCGCTCTACTTAGTCCCGGCACCACGACACCCCAACCCCCTAAGTGGGCTCAACAGCGCAGCGGTCTGCTCAGCGCTTCGGCACGCGCCCACGTCGGTAAGGCCCTCCCCCGCACTGAAGCTCCGCGCACCGCCTCCCCCTTACCTGAGCGCGACATCGACGCCTCGGCCTACGCCGCCTTCGTCGCCGCCCAAGAGGCCTACGACAACGAATACCGCCCAGCCGGCCTCCACTACAGCGCCCTAACTCACGATGAAAAGGTCCGCACTGTAACAGCCGCCCTCACCTACTGCCCTCAGCGCCTAGAACCCGGCAGCAACACCTATGGAACCGCCTTCACAATCTACGCCGCAATAGTCAACGAATTCGGAGCTAAGCAGGCGGTAAGTATTGCGGAGAGTGCTAATTGGTCTACGGAGCACTGGAACCTAGAGGAGCAGGCAGATGCCATCCGCCGCAGCAGCCAAGACCGACAAGGCGCCGCGTATAAGCGCATCTACCACGTCTTCGACACTGCCGAATTCAACGGGTGGTCCAGGCCGTGGCCTGTACTACGGGAGATTCGTAAGGAGCAGCGCAACAGCGAGGATGATGAACTCCTGCGGGAATTGCGTCATAGTAGTTTCAAGCAGTGGTCTAAGTCTGCCGCAGCGCATCTGACCTTGAAATCCGTTTTCCACCCCCGCATTGCAGAGCTACTCGGTGGGCGTGCTGAAGCCTTCCCCGTAGCCCACACTGCGCTCATCGCGCCCTTTATCACAACAATGTGCGCCGTAATTGGAAAGCGGTTTCGTGTGCAGATCAAGGAGGGGTGGCGCGAGCCCCTCGTCTTCTGGATGGGCACCGTCGCCCCCGCCTCATCGCTGAAAACGCCTGTTGCCAACCAGTTCCTAGGCCCTCTGCTCACCCTCGACGCCAACGACCAACGTGCCTACAAGCGTGAGCTGATGCGCTACAAGGCACTACCTAAGGAGGACCGCGAGGAACCACCCGAACTGCCACGCCAGCGCGTAGTGATGGACGCAACCCTCGAAGGCCTATGCACCCTGCTTGAGCGTGAAACCGTCCACGGCGTGGTGAGCTTCCACGACGAGCTGGCTGCCTTCATAGGCGACATGGACAAATACCGCAGCAACAACTCCGACCGCGCCCACTGGTTAAGCATGTGGAGCGGCGGCTCTGTCAACATCGTCCGCAAAGGCTGCGATCCCATCATGGTGGACCGCACCGCCGTCAACGTCTTTGGCGCCATCCAACAAGACAAGCTCACCGAACTCCTCCACGGCGACGACGCCACCGCCAAGTCCGGCGACGGCTTCTGGGCCCGCTTCCTCTGGATCGTCCCCGAATACGTCTTCCCTAAGCAGAACCTGAGTGAAGTGGAAATCACGCGGGAACTTGAGCAACTTATTTACGAGTTGGATACGTCAATCGGTAAGCGGAAGGTCGTAAGGCTCAGCGCTGAGGCGTGGAGCTTGTTTGCTGAGGTGTGTGATGAGTGGAGCGCCGAGGCCGATGCCACCTACGCCAGTCGCGCAGCCTTCTTGGGCAAGATGCGTGGCTACCTCGCTCGCACCGCCGGCCTCCTCCACGCCCTCGACTATGCCGCCGAAGCCCCCGGCGAACCCATGGGCGACGTAATCGACCGCGCCGTGATGGAACGCGCCGTCATCCTCTGTCGCTACTTCATCTGCCAGTTCGACGTGCTCGCTCCCCAGGTCGGCGGCGGCGATCTCCCGCACTGGGTCGTCAAGATCGTCAACTTTGCCGAGACCAATGGCACTGGCGTCGTTACCCACCGCGACCTCGTGATCAAGAAGTGGGCCAAGAACGGCGCCGAGGCACGCGGAATGCTCGAACGCCTCGTAAGCGACTACGGGGTAGGCCGCTTGGTGAACGCCGTGCGCCGTGACCAAATCCGCTGGGTAAGCAGCTAGGCGGCTACGCCCCACGCGGCTAAGCCGCCATGCAGCTAGGCCGCCACGCCCCACACAGCTAAGCCCCTTGGCACTTACGCAGCTAAGCCCTTGGCACTTACGCAGCTAAGCCCCTTGGCACCTACGCAGCTAAGCCCCTTGGCACTTACGCAGCTAAGCCCCTTGGCACTTACGCAGCTAAGCCCCTTGGCACTTACGCAGCTAAGGGGCTTTGTTGCGTGGTGGCTTGGCTGCGGTGTCGCTCAGCTGCCACGCGGCAGCTTAGCACAGCCATATCGCGGCCGTCTCATGTGTCTCAACTGAGACAGGCGGTTTGGCAGGTCAGCCCGTGCGCTCGTGTCGAGCTGCCACGCGGCAGCTTAGCAGCAAAAAAGCGGCGCTGTCAACCCGTGAAAAGTCACGGGTCGGTAGGGCAACCCGTGAGTAGGCAAATCGACTGCAGCGCAAGGGGAGTGAGGCAACCCGTGAACCCGCGACGCGTGAACGGGTAGGAAGGAAAAAAATCGACAGGTGAGCGGGAGACTGATGAGACTGACAGATGAGCTACGGGAAAAACCTTCACGGGTTCACGGGTTTACTCTCTTTTCTCTCTAAACCCCTTCTCCTGCCTAGGTTCTTGTGTTCGCCAAACCCGTGAAAACCCCACTCACGGGTTAGTCACGGGTTCACGCTTCTGCCCCTAAGTCTCAAAACGTGTCACGTAAGTCCAACCCCAAGGTTTGCGCTGCCTATTGACCGCTCCCCCTTGCTCGCCTACGCTTCTTAGGCAGCCAGCACCTCGCTCAGGCACCGCCACTAAGGCACCGCCATCTGCACCCACACCCCACAACCACCTATGGGACTCCTTTCCAAGAACGCTCAAGCCGCCGTCGCTGGCGGTGGCGCCTACCTGAACCCCGGCAAAATCGCTGCCGGCTCCTCTGTCCGCTTCTGCCTGCTCACCGAAGAACCCCTTGAGTTCTACGAGTGCTGGGGCGAAGGCCCCGACGGCAAGGCCAAACCCTTCCGCTTTGACTCCGAGCCCAGCCCCGACGAGATCGCGCTGGCATTCGGTGACTACAAGCGCCGCATGAACCGCGAGGGCACCAGCGTCGAACCCACCAAGTTCTGCCTCGCCCTCCCCGTCTACAACTTCGAGGCGGCCCAGGTCCAAGTCCTGCAGCTCAGCCAAAAGTCGATCATCCGCGAACTCGACGCGGTAAGTCAGATGGAGGACTACTCCGACATCCTGGCCATCGACTTCCTGCTCGGTAAGGAGGGCAGCGGCCTCAACACCGAATACAAGCTCACCCCCGTCCCCCGCAAAAAGGGCGCCGACAAGGCCATTGCCGAAGCCTGGGAGGAATCCCGCTCCGCCGGCTTCGACATCAACCGCCTCCTCGAAGGCGGCGACCCCTTCAAGGCCGACACCAACTGAGCCCCTAAGCGCTAGGTAGGCGTTTCAATACAAACCGCTTAGCGCTCAGATTTACAGCCTAGGTTTTCCTAGGCATGAAGTACGCTTAGGGGGTAAGTGCTTTATTGCACTTATCCCTTTTTTGTGCTTATACTCACATAAGTTGATTCGTTATGCAGTGCCCCTTACAGACCCGCAGGAAGCACTGCAGCACCTCGCCAAGTGGCAGCTGGAGCGCGACGATGTAAGCGATCCGGGTGGCCGCATCTACCACGATAAGCAGGGCGAAATTTACCATAGCGTTACGCGCATCCTTAAAGATACGAGCCTTAGCAAAGCTGTGATAGAGGCATGGGCCGCCCGCCTAGGCGAAGAACGTGCCGCCCAAGAACGCGACACCGCAGCACAGCGCGGCACCCTCACACACAACTGCGCCGAGTACCTGCTGCGCACCGCCAAGCGCATGGCCGACTCAACCGCTAAGAAGCGCAACTCCTGGTACGTCAAACCTGACGGCCTAGGCCGCGCCCCCGCTCCACTCACTAAGTGGGCGCTTACCCAAGTGCTTCCAAGCGTCCCCAAAGTCGGACTTAGCGCATCTGGTTACCGACGCGGCTTACTCGGCTGGATAAGCGAAAACGTAACCGCAATCCACGCCATTGAGTTTAGCGTGCATCATCCTGCAGGCTTCGCCGGAACCTGCGACGCTCTTATCGACTACAGAGGCAAGGGACCCTTCGTAGCAGACTGGAAAACATCCTTCAACAAACGTTCCGAAGAACTCCTTACCGATTACACCGATCAAATCGGCGCATACAGCCTCGGCCTACGCCACCTCACCGGCATTCAAGCAATCGGCGGCCTAATTGTCGTAGCACGCCGCGCCGGTAAGCCGGACGTGCGCGAACTAAGCGCGTTGGAGGTACGCGGTGCCGAATCGCGTTACCTAGAGCGCTGCAACAAGTATTTCGACGCGCTGCACCAAACCCTTACCGCACCTACTACTCCATGACTCCTCGCCTCCTCAACGACATCTGCCGCTGTCACGATGACCAATGCCCCAATCGCGCAGTGTGTCTCCGCTGGCTCACTCGGGACACCGGCTACACCCACGTCGCCTCCTTACGCAACAGTGATGGCACCTGCTACGCCCTAGCCCCCGCCCTTGACACTCACGCCTCCTAGCCTCTAGGTACCCAGGGCCTCGCGGCAGCGCAGCTTATGGCTCGCACAATCGAATTCGACGTTGAGCGCATCTTCCGTAGGCTGAACGCGCTAGAAGGCACACAGATCAAATACGCCGCTAAGCGGTCCTTGCAGCGCTTCGGTTTTGAGGCCCAACAGCACCTGGGCCTCCAGATGGCAGGCCGCTTTGAGAACCCCGTAAGCTTTACGCTTAGTTCACCACGTTATGATAGAAACATTATTGAAGAGAACAGCAGCCTAGCTTTACGCCTATTTATCAATCCCGAAGGCTCTAAGGGCAACTCCCCCGCCTCCTACATCTACCCTGCTGATCGCGGTAGCGCCGATAACACCGCCTATACCACCCGCTTCGGCAGAGGCCTAAGCAAAGCGGGCATCACCAACAAATTCCCTGTCGCCTACGCCCAGGGCCGCGAGGTTCGCCGCAACAGCTACGGCAACATGCTCCCTAGCCAATACCAAGAAACCCTAAGGGGCCTGCAAACCAAGGGTTCTAACATCTTTGCCCTCCCCAACGGCTCCCCAGGCGGCCTCCTATCCCCAGGCATCTACAAGCGCCGTGGCCGCTCCGCCTACCTCCTATTCGCCCTGCTCGACCGCCCCCCACAGGTCAGCACTCCCTTCGACTTCTACGGCATCAGCCAGCGCCTCGCCCAACAACGCCTCCCTAAGCTGCTAGGCGAAGAACTGGCCAAAGCGCTACGCTAAGCTGCGTAGCAATCACACCACCTAGCCTTACGCAAATTTTTCTTACACCCCTTACACCCCCGCTTAAGCAACCTGCTACACTGCACCGTGTCACATCCCTTAGCACCAATGCTTACACCCCTTATCCGCCTAGCCGACGCCGCCTACCGCGCAGGCCTACCCCTTATGTCCGACAAAGCCTTCGACGCCCTCACCCGCTTAGCCCCTAACGCCCTGCCCCCACTCACCACACTGCTCAGCCTCGACTGCCCCCCAGACCCCACCGACTGGCTCGATAGCAACCCCGGCCCCTACGCCATCCAGCTCAAAGCAGACGGCGTGAGCGTCAACCTTGTCTACCTCGACGGACGCTTCAGCCACGCCCACCTGCGCAGCGGGCGCGACTGCACCGACGCCGCCCTGCGCTCCGGCATCATCCTCGACCTCCCCGGCGTAAGCTCGGGTCGCATCGAAATCCGATGCGAGGCCATGGCCCTCGCCCAGCTCCAACCGGACGACACCACCAAGCACCCCACCCGTAACGCCTGCGCCGCCGCCCTGCGCCGCAAAGGTCTGCACGACCCCCTCAAACTCACCATGCTCGCCTTCGAGCTAAGCGGTGTGGACTCCATCGCCACTCAGCTCGACGCTCTGCAGTGGCTCAAGTGCGCCGGCTTCGCCGTCCTTGATGGCCTCCTCTGCGAGACCCCCGACGACGTACTCACCACCTTCGCCGCCTTCTGCCTCAGCCGCGACACGCTCCCCTTCCCCTGCGACGGCCTAACCGTCAAACTCAACTCCCTCGCCAGACAACAAGACCTCGGCTCCAATTCCCGTGCCCCCCGCTGGGCCATAAGTTTGAAGCCCTAGGCTGCGGCGCTGCTAAGCTGCCACGCCATCAAGTTGCGTGGCCACCTAGGGGCTGAGACTCATGAGACTCATCCCCAGTCCGCTTACCCTACCCCTTATGGACCTCGACGATCTACGCGCCGCCAAATTCCAGCTCGCCTCCGACATTGAGCAGCTGCTCGAAGCTTTCAGCGATTCCACGTCCTTGCGCATCAATGCCGTAAACGTATCCTCCCTCGACATCTCCAGCTACTCCACCAAACAACACCGCTACCTGGTAAGCCTCGACATTCACCTCTAAATCACCCATGCAAACCCTCACCAACATCTTCTGCACCCTGCTTACATCCAGCTTCTTCGCCGTCCTCGTAAGCGACCTCGGCCTGCAGTCTCAGCCAACTCATAGCGGCACCCAACCCCTCGTCCGCCCCGCTAAGCGCTAAGCTGCCCCTTACCTATGTCAGCATCTAATCCGCCTGTTGCTTCACTTCAGCGCTACTGGTTTCAAATTAAAGCAACCAACACAGTCCACTGCATCCACGCTGTCAGCTTCACCGAAGCTAAACAGGAAGCCGCTGCAGCCTTCCTAGCTAACTGGTCTGCCATCGAGTGGCTAAGCGGCCCTGTCTCCGCAAACTGAGTCTCATGAGTCTCACGCCTCCACGTTGCAGTTCCGCCGCCGCCGTCGCCCTTAACCCAGGCTGCGCCATCATCACCCGCGTCCGCCCCTCCTCATCCGGCTTCCACTTCAAAATCCAATACCCCGCCACCCCCACGCAACCTTGGTCCGAATACAGCTTCCCCACAAAATCCCTTGCTGACCTCTGCCGTGCCGACTGGGTAAGTTACTACCGCGACAGGCACGTGTGCGTTATGTCTAGGCCGCTAAGTCTTGGTGGAACTTAGCCTGAGTAGCTAAGTTAAAATGTTTTAAGTTATCTCGTCCCAGGCTGCTTAGCGCAGAAACTTAGGACTTGGGCTAGGCCGGTTTTTATACGGCTTTTTCGCATAAGCCGCGCAGTCTTAGGACTTGCACACATACGGTTCTTTAGGCGTTTTTTCACATAAGCTGCGCGGCTTATAGGTGCTTGTTTACGTGCTAGGTGCTGCGCTGCGCGTCTCACTAGGCGCTCTTGCGTCTCACCTGCGTCTCACCTGCGTCTCACCTGCGTCTCACCTGCGTCTCACCTGCGTCTCAGCTACGCCGCCTATTGCGACTCAGCTACGCCGCCTATTGCGACTCAGCTACGCCGCCTATTGCGACTCAGCTACGCCGCCTATTGCGACTCAGCTACGCCGCCTATTGCTTCGCAACACCGCCAGTCTACTGAGAATCAACAGCCAGGCCCCCGCACCGCCTATTGCGAATCAACACCGCCCCCTATTGCGAATCAATAAACGCAGCTGCAGCGCGGCTTATTGCGATTGTTACGGTTTGCTAACGCCTAAGCCGCGACCTATTCCCCGCTGCCCACCTAGGGCCTATTGTTCGGTGCAAGCGGGCTAAGCCCCCGCTGCCCCTTAGCACCGTTGCCTTATGCCTGAACTGATCCGCGTGTGCGCCCCTCTCCCTACGGAGCCTGCCGACCTCTTCACCTTTGCGTTGGATCGCCTTACCTGGCAGACCGTCCGCGATCTCCTGCCCCTAGACGAGCGGGATCGCTACTGGACAATCGCCACCGCTGGCCCGCTTAGCTTGCTGGCCCGTGCCGCCACCGATCATGATGCCTCGCTTAGCGACTGGACAACCCGCGAGGATTCTCCCGGCCTATTCGCCGCGCAAGATTCCGCCAACCTTTGGCACCTAGGCCTGATGGTGGAGGTTGCCTGCAGCGGTGTTCTACTAAGCCACGAATCCCTATGGGCCTGCTGCTTAGACGGCACAAACGCAACAACCGAGCGCGAATCCTACGACCACTTCCTAGACGTAATCCGCCAGCTAAGCCGTCAAGCTTGCGCCTACATTCCCGCCGCCCTAGATAATCGCATCCGCTCTATGCAGACCGCTGCAGCAATAGTTACAGGGCAGGAAGAACCCTACGCCCACACAATCGGGTTTTAGTTAACCCCGCTGCCGAACCACTAAGCCCCCACCCTCTTACCCTTCCACTTACTAAACCGATGTCCGCCTCTACCGTTCAGCTTACCGACCGTTTGCCCGAGATCATCGAATCCGCCTGGCAGGATGTAACCGACCTTTTGCGCGAATACTTCGTAGCTAACGGCGGCGATCTGCCCTGCCTACATAATGATCTTGACTACAACGGCGATGTAAGTTCGCTTATAGATAGCGCCGTGCCGATCTACACAAGCGATCTCAGCGAGCTGGCTTACTTCCACCATGATGCTGCAATCGCCACCTTAGTCGCAATCTTTGGCTCCGCTGATGGTGACTGGCCATCAGGCCCGTTCGCCGCCGGTCTGTATTGCCTCATCGAAGAGGGTATTAACGTACGCTGGAACTATGAAGCAGAAGACCTATGGGAAGGCTGGGCAGAATCACTCGATTGCACCGCCGTTCGTAATTTTGCGCTCAGCCACGCTAAGCAGCAAAGCGAGGCTAAGCAGGAAGCTAAGCCAGAGGAAGCTGCTTAATGGCTACTTATCACCGCCCAAACCTAACAACAGAAGAACAGCAACTTATGGCAGACTTAATCGCAGCGCAGCTCGCTACCCATACACTAGGGAGCCCTACGTTCGACTCTCTTTATAGGCTCTACATTAAAGTTCGTGACGCTAAGCCCATCGGCACTAGCACTAAGCCGCACCGCTAAGCCCTAAGCCTACCTTACTATTCACCAATTACCCCACGAAGCTAATGCTCACTTACGACACGGTTTTTCCCCCGCAACCCGTTAAGCCGGAGCCGCCTACGCCGCGCCCACTCCCCTTAGGGCTTAACGAGCACGTTCCCGCGATCCTTGAATGCGGCCGCTGCAAAGGCGACGGATTCATCTTAAGCAAAGGCTTTACCACCGAGGATAAGCGTTTTCCCTCACGTTGGCTTAAATGCTCTAGCTGTGATGGTGCGGGTTGGTATCACGCGCCCGACCTTAGTGAGCTGGTACGCGCCACTAAGGGGCGTAAACCTCGTAGCCTTCGCTCTAAGCGCCCCGACGAAACCCGCGCCTACTATGTATGGCGCCTCGCCCGCTTTCACGGCGGCAAGGATACATGCCTGCCTATGTCAGCCGAGCTAGAACTAGGTAGCGATCCTTACCGCGACCTACTAGACGAACTAGCCCGCATAATCGCTAAGGGGCTTTGGGGCAGCTCCAACGTAGGCAGCGCTAGGTGGCAACAAGCTATGTACGGCAGCCACGAATACGCCGACCTACCGCCCGTTATTGATGGCCCCACCTATGATTCCGATAAGCCGCTAAGCGAAGTTCTAGAGACCGTTTAAGCCGCTAAGCCCCACGGCTTAGGGACTTGCACTAGGTCGGTTCTTTAAGCATAAACTTACATAAACCCAAACCCCTAAGGGACTTGCACTAGGCCGGTTCTTAAGGGGTTTTTTCATAGGCTGCTACGCACACTATGCGCTACGCATAAGCCCTAAGGGGCGCCTAGTGTAGTACGGGTGCACCATAGTACGGGTGCACCATAGTACGGGTGCACCATAGTACGGGTAAACTAGGCCTATTGCGACTGAGTCGCATTAGCAGTAGCTAGGCGCCTGTAGTACAACCGCCCCACTCTACGGCCGGCGGTGATACAGCTGTTCTCTTTGCTTACTGCCACGCTGCTACGTGGTGCTTACTGCCACGCTGCTACGTGGTGCTTACTGCCACGCTGCTACGTGGTGCTTACTGCCACGCTGCTACGTG